AATTCTTAAAGTTTTGGTTATTGGTAGGGAGATTGCTCTCCCCGTTTGGCTTAGTCTATGTGCTGATAAGTCTCACCATTCTCTTTCTCGTAATCGGCATAGAATTCCTGGTCATCTTCTGTCTCTACTGTTTCTCCGCAGAAATCGTCGTTATCGAGAATAATATCGCTATTATCATAGGCATCATGCACTTTCTGTAAAGCCTCTATCTCGCTCTCAGCGTCAACACTCACTACCTTGTTTAAAGTCTCTGTGACTGATACATAATATTTCTTCATAATTCTTAAAAATTGGTTAATAATGTCAGAGGGATTGCTCCCTTCGCTTTAGGCTACTCCGCAGAAATAATCCGCAAATTCTTCCGCCGTCAGATGCTCGTCACATCCAACTTCTCCGTACTCCTCAATTTGATGCCTAAGAAAGTCCTCCGACTCACTCATCACCTCGTCACGAGGAACGAACTGGTCATTGTTGAAGTCTGGGTAATAGTCTGAGCCGATACAGATTTGATTGCGTAGGGAAACAAGCTCGTCACGGCTCAAATCGTAGATGTCACGGGGAACATCAACATCCGTAAGGCTTACAATCTCGTTGAGGTCACGGACATAATCGGGAATGTCGCTCGTGTCTATACGCACATAGTCGTATTCCCAGTCTACCATGTCAGGAGTCATCTGCGCGACATTAAGCTCATAGAAGTGCGTGCCCATAGAGTCGTAGAAGTCACGCAGGGTAGCTTCCGCTTCCTCGTCCGTGCCTTCATACGCCCATGATGGGCGATATATACGATAGGACTCAATGCTTGTACGGATGCCGTTGTAGATTACATCTGTAGGTTTCTTCAATAATTCAAAATCTTTTGTCATAATAATTGTTGCTTAATGGTTTGTAGAGCCTGCATCATGCAGGCGTTTAGGCTAAATGATGTCGAGCGACACCCTATCTTCTGCTTCGACTCCAACAAGACGTGTGGACGGATTCTTTAAAACATGAACGGACACCTGACGGTATTCCCTTGCATACTCGTGCATCTTTTGGCGTGCTTCTTCGGGAGTCAGCTCGTGATAGAACGTTGTAGCGCCGAAGTTTACATAAAACAGGTAACATTTGCAATTCTTTCTCATAATCGTTTGCTTTTGGTTATTGTGACAGCTCGCAAGCTGTCCGTTTAGGCTAATCCCGAAGATGATGTTTCCATCTCAACGCTTTCGGGAGGGAGTTCACAACCTTAAAGGGAAGTTTGTAAAACCACCGACCCATATTGTTCAGCTGGATTGCATACTCTTTGTCAATTCTCTGAAAGCCACGCTCACCGCTATTGTCGATGGTGTAGCAGAAATACTTGTTGTCTTTCATAATCACAATAATTTGGTTTTTGTGAGGGAGATATGCCTCCCTCGATTTAGGCTGCAACGCTCGGCTGTAATTGGTGTTCTTCGATTACCTCCTTTATCAGCTCGTCCTCGTCACAATAATACCCCCAGCAGGAGTCAACCTCCTCCCAGTCGTAATCGTCCTCGTCCGCTCTCTCGCTGTCCTCGTAGACCTTCGTGTAACGCACCTTCTTCTCAAGAACAAAGCCTATCACGTCGCCCCACATCCATTTGCCGATACACTCTACTTCGCTTTCCATAGCGGAAACCGCACGTTTCTGCCAGTCCTTCGTTGTGCCGCCGTGCCGTTCAATAAAACGCTCCTTTGTACAATAGGAGAAGCCTTGAACGTAATCGCCCTGGCAGTAGCCGCATGACGACCATTCGTGTACCGCAATCTCCGTCTGACAATTTGAGAGAAGATAGATAAAATCCTCCTCGTCAAGAGCTTCGGAGAGCCAGCTACGGATGCCGTCCTGCACCTCGTCGGGTGTAAATTTCTGCATCTCATGCCATTGTTTCTCCTCGTTTCCGTATCCGAAATAATGCTCAAGATACCACATGTGGTCCGAACGGTCGTAACGAAAGCGTAGAGAGTCGCTAAGGTACTTGTTGATGTACTCGATGAATTTCTTCTGCGGTACATACTTGCAAGCAAGCTCGCATACTGCGTCGGCAAGCGAATGGTCGTTTGAGTAGAACAGCTCCTCGTAGTTTGAGGCTTCCGACAATCGATTCATGTCGCTGTAATCGAAAAGATGTACGCCTAACATATCCCAGTCCTTGCACGGGCATGGCAAGTAACCATCACGACAAATTTTGATTCTGTAATCACCAATTTCTTCGGTTTTGATAATGTCTTTACTCATATTCAATTCTTTATAGGGTTAATATTGTTCCGTTGCCGGTGTCGCTCCGATTGTGGTTTCTTTCCCCAACGGATAAGCCATGTTACTCTGACTCCTTGTAGTAGCAGCGCACTTCGCCCGCCTCCTTTGCGAGGAGAGGGAGTATCTTCAGTGCGTTCTTGTTGCATACGTTCAGCTCGATGCTCACCACCTCATCGTAGAACATCTTGAACTCGTTCTCTTTAATGATACCGAGGTGTCTTTCGTCCGTAATGAAATTGTAGAGATGGTATGAGTCTCTCTCCACACTGATGAATATCGCAAGAGCGTTGCCGCCGTAGATGCCAATCTCGTACTTTCTCTCGTTCTGACGGATGATTGCCTTGCCCATCTTGTCAATCCATTTCCATTGTAATGCCATAATTCTTCTGTTTAAATGGTTTGTAATTGTTCCCTCCGAAGAGGGATTTTTAGTCTATTAAACTCTCGTTGAGCGTGTATTCCACAATGTCGTACTCGTAATCGGTTTCGTCGGTACACTGGGATTGGTGGTAATAACCACGCAAATCCTTAATCTGCTCTTTTGTTGCTCCGTCGTCCTTGGCTACCTTACAACACCTTCTAATGCTGCCTGCTACAACAAGCAATTCTCGGCTTGCGTATGTATTCCAATTATCAGTGCGATAGAGCGCATAAACTTTCTTTGCCATAATTCTGTTTGTTTTTAAAGGTTTATATTGTACCTCCCCGTAGGGAGGCAGTTTAGGCGATAGCCTGTTCTTCTTCGCGCATATACACAATCTCAGAAAGCCAGTTGCTGAAATTGTACTTGATGTTGTATGTACCGAAGGCATCGAAAAACCAATCTTCAAGATATGCTCTATCCTCTTTAGCTCGCTCGCTGTCTTCTGCGGAATCCAAACGAGCAACCATTTGAGGAAACAGACGGAAGTAATCATCTCCGGCATACTCAGAAGACCAACGTGTACCCGTAATATGAGCGGGATAATCGTCCTCGATGTCTGCGAAATTTCCAGGCATACTATGATTGTTCATGTGAAGATATTTCTTCATGTCTCTATTTGATTCAAGAGCAAAATCCCGCGCAAGAGACTGGATATTCTTGCCGTACAAATCGGCAATGTATTCCTCTATATCCTCTGGGTTGTCGCAGTCTTCCAGACACTCACGGTAAAGAGCTTCTATCGTTTTAGCGAAACTGAAAACACCGATGTAGTCGGCTACCTTCTCGACAACCTCGCCTTTGTTGTTCATAACAACTTCTACAATATTCTTTTCCATAATTCGTTGTTTTTAGGTTATACTTGCACTCTCCACTGGGGAGAGTCTTTAGGCTAATCAGAACCACCAAGGAATAAAACATGCTATGTTTTTAGCCTCCTTGTGGGCTATTCTTTTCGTCTTCTTGTCAACAGAGCCATCAAGACATTGCGACATAGCACGTTTGAATAATGCGCCCATCACCCAATAAATAGGAATGTAATTATTAGGGCATTTTTCAAGGTCAATACAGCCTGAATGTAAAATCTCGCAAATACACTTGTCAAAAGTATCTTTGTCTTCAAATTTACGAAGAACTTCATGGCACTTGTCTAAAAAATCTTTTTCTGTCATAATTCTAAATGTTGGTTAATAGAAATCCCCACCCGTGATAGTGAGGATTGATTTAGGCTAACCGAACATGAGCGAGTCAATCATTTTGTAGAATGTGCCCTCGTCGGTGCTGTTGTAGAGATAGTGTACAAACTTGCGTCTGTCCTCCATTCTCAAGACTCTGTAATAATGCTTGAAGTCGGAGAAATTGCCGTTTATCCACGACTCGTGCATTATCTGCATCATTTCGTACTCGCCTGCCACCTCGTAGGACTTAGCCTGCTGCGCAAGCGTTCTGCTTCTCCTTTCGGATGCTCTTTTTGTTGCCATAATTCAGAAATTAATTTGGTTAAACGTTGTTCTGTGCAGATAGGCTGCACAGATTTGTTGAGGCTCAATAGCCACGATACAGGATTCTCTTGACAAGCGCATACTCGTAACCTCCGTCCTGCCCTACGCAGTAGGTAAAGCTCGGCTTGTTATTACGCAGCTCAACCCACAGACGGGAAAGTATGCCACAGCTCTCGATTTTGCCGTACTTCATGTTGTGGAATACCTCGTCGTACTTTCTTTTCTGACAGCCCAGTGCTTGACAGAAGCCGTCAGACAGCTCACGCAGAGCGCTGTCGGTAAGCTCGAACGGACACCTCTTATAATGCTTGTTGTTGTAGATTTGTCCGCTCAAAAAATCGTTCATCGTGAATTGTCCTGCATCGGCAGCTCTAAGCAAGCCGACGAGTGTTTTGTAAGTTCTTTTCTTCATAATCTTATTTTTGTTGGTTGGTAATGTAGGCGCACGGAATTTGTGCGCCCCGTTTAGGACTCTTCCACAGATAAAGGCTCACAATCTACACTTCCGACCATGTTGGCGTTGCCGTCAAGCCATGCTTTGTAAGCTATTTCTTTCGCTTCTTCCTCGTTGTCGGCTTGCACTTCCACAAAACCATAAGAGGTTTCTTTCAGGTTTACACAATATGTTTTCATAATTTTCAATTTGTTGGTTGTAGTTCCTGCGTGCAATCGTCACGCAGGATTTTAAGGCATTAGCGACGGAAACGGCTCATGTCTACGCCGTAAATCTTCGCAAGGCGCAGAATACCATTGGCGATGCGCTCAAACCATGTACGTACAAACTGCGAGGTTCTTGCGTCTGTTCTGCAATAACCCCACTCCGTGCCAACCTTGGCAATGTCATAGTTCGTAAAGGCTACATTCACGGTAGAGCAAAGACCGGCAATCCATTCAGTCAGCAAATCAAGAGCGGACATTCTGCGTCTGTCATCTTTAAATTTCTCTGTGTAGAACGTGTCAAGCGCAAACTCAATGCGTTCCTTGTCAGACATAGACTCTACATCTACATCATCGGAAGAGATGGAGTCAAGGATGTAAGCATACATTTTGCCGTTCACTTTGTAATCTCGTGGGTTCTTTTTCATAATCCTAAAATTTTAAATGGTTGATAAAATGAACCCGTGACAAAACGTAACGGGTTGTTTAGGCTCAATCGTGATAAGCAATGGCTACAATCTCAACCATAGCATCGTGAAAATCATTCTCAGATTTCGGATCGTTGTAGTCGGTCATGCGTGCGTTGTGCATCTTGCGGGCTGCAATCTTTGCCTTGTTTATCTGATACATCAACGAACGTTCAAAATTCTTGTCGCAATTTCTGTCTCTTAGCATAATTCAATGATTTTATTGGTTAATAGTAGCGGAGTTGTATCTCCGCTGTTTAGGCTATCTGCCGAAGTATTTGCGTTCGAAATCTTCATAACTCTCGCAGTTGAAGACAACCGCAACGCATTTCAAACCATGGGCAATTAAACTCTGTTTGACTTCTTTTGTAAGTTGCTCGCCTGTGTACACCTCAAAAGGAGGGAACACGAAATAATTCTGTGTCATAATAATTCTGTTTGGTTAATGGCAGGCAGCACATTATCGTACTGCCCGATTTTAGGCTCTACGGCTCGATGCGTGAAAATACAGCATAGGTATGTCTGCCGGTCTCGCTTTTCTTCATAAGCTCCGCAAACTTCACTGCGTCCTCACGGGTTGCAAACTCACGCACGACTTTCGGTGTAAAACTCGGGTAAAACTCAAGCACTACAAAATTTTTCTCTGTGTTCATAATTCTGTGATTTGGTTGGTTAATAGACCCCACAATCGTGGGGATTTTTAGGCTGCGGACTTATCTTTTACGTACTTCGCAAGGCTCTCGAACGTTTCGTCGTTCTCCTCCGCCTCGTAAAAATCGTAAAATCTGAAAGACGCGACGCGGAAATCCCTGCTCTCGCCCTTCTTGTCGCTCGTGCTGTAAACATCTACATAAAAGCTGTAGCCGGAGTTGTAAAGCTCAATGCACACGTTTACATGATTGTTAAAATACATATCACGCTGCATCTTCTGAACCTTAGGGAGAATTTCCTTTGCGAGTCTTCTCGCCTCTGTGAGTCTTTTTTCTGTCATAATTCTGTAATTTATTGGTTAATAGTCCGTGCGCATGATTGCGCACAGGGTTTTAGACAATGTAAGCCACGGTAAGAAATTTGCCGTCGTAACCAAGGAACTCAACGTGTGTGTAGATTTCCTGCATCTTCGCGAATACGCTCTCCATGAACAGAGAACCCTCGCACTTAATTCTTCGTGTTGCCATAATTCATTTGTTTTTATTAGTTATTTATCGTACTGCCTAATTTGCAGGCAGTTTTTTAGGCTGAAAGTTTCCAAGCACAATTATCGTACTAATCACTCTCCACGTTGCAGCCGAGCAGGAATTTTTCCAAGCGCAGTGTACTGCGGTATAGCTCAACGCTGAACCAACGACCATTTTTCGTACTCGTCCAAAGATACCACACAAACAGAGCGTAGAAAATTCCAAGCACATTTCCAATTATCGTACCGCTTACAAGCAACACGCACGGGAGCAGCTGAATAATTCCAAGCACAATTATCGTACTTGAATAGATAATCTGTCTTTTCTTCATAATCATAGAATTCTATTGGTTAATAGTTGGCAGCCTGTCGGCTACCATTTTAGGCTAATCGCTCACGTTGAAGAATAACAGCTCCGTGTCCTCGAATATATCAAGGCACAAATCAGGCTTGAGCCAACGGAAATAATAGAGCGTATCGCCACGCTTCTTGTACACGGCTATCCAAACGCCTGCGGACAGCGTGCGGTTTTCGTTCGTTCCGTAAAACTCTCCTGTATTCACAGGTTCGAGGTGCATGTAGATATTCCACTGAGTGTTATCCAATCCCTCACGATTGATTGCGTCGAGTACTTTGAATGTCTTTAATGTCATAATCCTAAATTTAATGGTTATTGTTCCCTACAAGCGTAGGGAAATTTTAGACTCTGAACTATCTGAGCGCAACCCCAAGAATTGTTGCTGCAAATACTACAGATACAAAAATAATACTGAACCATAGAGGGTGATTATCCCCGAACCCATTAATTTTCTTGAACATAATTCTATTTTTATTTGGTTGATAATAGGAGCTGCGTGAATGTCACCACGCACGCAGCCATTGCCAAGGAGTCACGCTCTCTTTGCGTGTCCCAGAACGCTGCACCATATTGTACAGCGTACCCCTTTGGGCATTGTCGCCGTCTCATAGAGAACGGCAGCGAGTAACCGCCCAATTCCTCGCACGTTTTCACGGGATAATCCCGCACGTCGCACACACATTGTGTGCAGTTAGGCTCTACGTACAACCTTATGAACGTATTGCAGATTTTTTGGTGATACCTCACACGGAATAAGCAATAACTATCCGTGACGGCTGCTTTTTAACCAGAGCGCGCAGCCGTAACAAGCGCAGCACGTTAGGAACTCGTCCATGTGTGCCAAACGTAGAATATGAATTATGAATAGCTCCCAAAGTTTCAAATTTTGCAGTTCGAGAAATTCCCGTTTATTTCCTTACAGGAAAAATCTCGCTTACAAAATCCCATAACAAAGGGCGTGACACGTCCGACACGTATCACCATTTATTTAAATAAATCTGTAGATCGATTGCTTTTAGATTTTGGCACGTTGCGCAGAAAAAAGCACAACGAGGAACACCCACACACCACGATGAGGTATCTAAAAACGTGTGGGAAAATAAGAAAACAGAGAAAAACAGTAAGGAAAAATAAGGACACAAAAAAACGCTTGCAACTCAAAACGAATTGCAAGGAAAATCCAGGTGGGGCGGCTGTTTGCCGCTCCACTTGGATACGTCCGGCGCCGGCTTAAAGTTTGAGCTTTCCGGCAAGGTACATTTTTTCAGCCTGTTCCCTTGTTATACCGAACTCTTCTATAGCAGCGTTGAGCGCACGCTCTTTGCGTGCCAACTCATTAGAGCGTTTCGCATACTGCTGCATGAATGTGAACGCCTTGACAACAAAGGAATTAACCTTGTTGACGGTGTTCACCATGTTCGGCAGCTTGTCTATAAGTCCAAGACCATACAGGCGGCGATAGTTGAACCATGTCGCCGTATTGGTTTGTTCTGCGACTTCTGCAACCGCAACCGCAACCGCTTTTTTGAACGCCTTGAGCGCCTGTCTGTCGGTGTTGGCGGTTGCCAACTGGTAAGCCTCAAAACGTTCCTTTGCCTTCTCATAGTCGGTTTTAAGATGCTTGTAGCGGTCGTCGCTTTCGTTTGCGTCGTCTAAAACTTCTTTTAGACGGCTTGCAAGTTCTTTTGCTTCGTCTTCTGCTACCTCTTCCACCCACGGCAAAAACATCTTTGTGTAGCTGGGGTTTTCCTGTTCCTTTGCCAACTTCTGAGCGTTCCCGATTGTGTTGATTTGTTCGCTAACTCTGTTTTCTACTTTAGTCGCTTTCATAATTCTATATATTTAAATTGGTGAATAAATTCTAATTACTTCTAAAGTCTTTGCAGCAACCAATGGAAACTACTAATTTTGCAATGGTGAATAAATTAGAGCGTTTCGCGCTTTAGTTGCTGGCGGTGTGGTCTACGTTGGTAGGCTGCACCGCTTTAGTGTATCACTATTTTAAAGACCGCCACGCCACAGGGTTATTGCCTTCGCCCTGTGCGTTGCTGTAGGTGTTCCCCCCTATCGACACTACAAAGGTACGACAATTTTCGACCAAAAGCAAATATATTAACATATATAACATCGCTGCAACTAATTGGTTTTCAGTGTGTTATATATTTTAACAATGATTAATTCTTACAATATAACACAATATTTGGTTAATTTACGTTTAACAAATTCAGAAACAAGCCGAATTTAAATATGTTTAACAAGTCGTGAAACATTATATTTATACACATTAGAAATTAATATAAATGTATAAAGTGCTGATTTTCAAGCGGTTACAATTTTATATAATGTTAGGCAAGCGTGAAACACAAAATGTACGTTTAACACTTATTAACGTTATATTATTGCATATAATATAAAGAAAACAGGGTGCACCCCCCCTGAGAATTGACTATTTGACGGCATAGTTACCTCTTTTAAAAATTTTTTCTTCCAATTTTTGGCTTTGTGTAAACTTATGTTCCCGTTTGTTAAAAACAGTAAACTTGTATATTTATGTATATTCAGTTTTATTAACTTCCTGGCGGTCGAAACCGGGAAGTGGAACGTCTGTCTGTCGCCGAATAGCTATGTATATTTATTATACACTCGATGTAGGATAAAAATGCACCAAAAACCTCGTATTTACGGGAGTTTGTGTATGATTGTAGAACTTATTTTGTACCTTCGTTTCAGAGGCATGTGAGGATAGGGGTTGAGAACCTTATCATACACTACCTACACAAACCCCGTGTTTATCGGGGATTTGGCTGCATTTGGAACCTACATTAATCGTTCATTTTCGGTTAATCGGAATTGACCGTCTCTACAGTCTGGTTTTATCAGATGCAAAAGTAGCAAAATTAATTGTAAAAGTATGGGAAACGGAATGGAAAACCTCATGGAAAGACTTGAAAAAGAGTAGGAGGAGGAAAAGTGGGAGAGGGATAAGCGCAACAGATGGCGCAAGCGGCTAAAAATTCTGATGATATTGGGAGTTTCACTGGCTTTTTCAGTTGTCACGATATTGGCTTTTGCAAAATCGCTGTCTGCTGGTTTTATAGTATTGGGAATTTCCTTTATATTCCCATACGGGTTGTACGAATTTTATAACGAATGTTAATTATGGAGTCGGGAATTACAGAAGACGGTAAAGCGTATTACTTAAAGTTCAGAAAGATGACGGCGGAAGATGTTAACGCCGGACAGGATTTCTGGTGTGATACAATCGGTGGCCCTATGCACGGAACAATCCTTGGATGGGATGAGTCTGAGGACCAGATTGTTTTTACAATCGAAGGTAGAGACGGCGCGTTTGCTATGCAAATGGATGAGGCTATAGGTTATCTTAAAATAATGGTTTAAATGAAGAAAAAAAATAAAAATAGACGAATACTCTACGGGTATCACAATTTGCGCGAGTTATCGGAAAGAGCTTTGCGAAATCTTGATGGAGCGATGGATAACGCCCATGATGTAGCCGTGATGCGCTATGTCTTGTTGCAGTTCACTAATTGGTTCAAGACTGACTTCAAGAAACTGCCACTATTCGAGAGCGACCCGTTTGTTGACGACTGGTGTAACGGTATGGCGAGGAATATATACCGTTATATGTCAGACATTACAAAGAAACAAGAAGGTAAAAACAAGAACGAGATATGAAACAGGAGTTATTGGATGATTTGCAGCGTCTGCTGAAATGCCCTATACCAAAGGTTGAGTATGCCGGTGAGGGTGCTCTTCACGCATGGTACTGCGAGGCGTGTGAGTTGAAAGAGCGTATAAAATCGGGAGAGCCTATAGACATACAATGGGCGACTCGTCCTCTCAATGTGCTTGTGGTATCTGGTGACGGCACGCTGCCTGACGGAGGTCGGTATGGTTGTTGTAATTTTATACGTCATCCACGTCAATATTACGATGCGGCAATACTCTTTCGTTACTTTGTGTTTGCCATTGTTGTTTATCACAGCAATAACAACCCTACGGAGGGCGATATAGATGCCTACGAGCTTGCGCTGCGCGAGATGGAGGAGATATGGGTGCCGTTTAAAGAAAGGAGTAACAATGATTGAGAAAGAAGACATTAAGATAGGTTTAGAGTTCATTCTTCCGATCAGATTGAGAGAATACGAAGAAGAGGTGGCAAGATTTCGTCATCGTCAAATAATGGGCGAAGACTGTCCTGTATTACCGAGGTACAGGACAGATTTAGAGACTCTTGAAGGATTTAAAATCATTGCAACCGTAGGTCGTCCTTTTTTTAAGGTTGTAGATAGTCCGAGAGAGTATTTTGAGACCTCCTCTAAACCTCATCATTTAGGATCCTTTGTAAGAGTAACTTGTGACGAGATTGAAAATGAGGTATTTTACCTTTCAACTAAAGATATTGTGGAGCGTGGTGAGACATTAATATAGAAAAAGGTTGAATCAAAGAAAGGAGTAGTAACAATGATTAACAGAGAGGACATAAAGGAGGGCTTGAAGTTTAGGATGCCCAACGATATAATCAGGAGGAAGTATCAAGTGGCGAGCTTTTGTGTTGCCACGGATATGTGTGAATCCATCCAGTATCTGACAACGCTGAAAACTCCGCACGGAGACAAAAACTATGTAACGCCCAAAGTGCCGCTTTTCGAGGTGTGCGGCGGTCCGAAGCTGATAAGCTCCGCTGACAAGAAAGACCCGCATTGCGCATGGGTCGGCGAGTACATCAAGGTGCGCAGCGATGCGCTCGGGAAGAAACCGCTCTACATATCCCTGAGCGACGTGATGCAACGCGGATTAGTTGACAATAAAACCCTAAAGGACGTGTTGCGTAATGAGCGTGAGGGCAAGTCCGCGCGGTTAATCCCAAAGAAGTGTGTAGCGTTCCGCGACATTACCAACGACATGTACGACACCTTCAAAGCGAAGAATCACGACTACGGCAATAGCTTCTCGGAATTGTTTGCGGAGTGCGGTATGACATACGCCTACGGGCACCTGTCCGAGAAGCTAAAGCGCGTGAAGTCTCTGATGTCTGACGAGGCGAAGGTGAAGGGCGAGAGTATGAGAGACTCCCTGCTTGACCTTGCGAACTATGCGATACTTACGATTATGGAACTTGATAAAACAAGGAAGTGAAATGGCGAAGATTGTTTTAGACCCCGAAGAAAGCGGAATAGAAGCATTTGCCAAACTATTCTTTAGTGCTACAAGAAACATGGGGCTTTCGGACAAAGAGGCGTGTGAAGCACTCAAAAACTCCATTGAGGCAGCAGAAAATGCTCCGGCCGAGGAGAGATACGCCTGGTATGGTTCACCTGAACACGTCAAGCTGCGAGTGGAAGCAGTAGTAAATGACAAAGGTAATTGTAACTTAAAATCTAAAAATAATTATATGGTACGAACGATATACGAACGAAACGAAGACCCGAACCAAAAACTGCATCGTATGGCGCAGTTCTTTGTAGACATTACTGGGGACGAGGAGGCTATAGAGTTTCAGCATCTGACGGAAGTCTACGATATATGCGTTACACCTCTTGCACTTACAGAGGAACTTAAAAGGAGTGGAGTATTCAATGAGGATGGCTTGCCCGGCCAACGTTTTGTTGATTGCGGATATTTTAGAGTCGTTGAAATGAAGTATGTATCAAGCGATGCAGAAACCAATATCATTTACAAGGTGATTGTATATCCGCTTGGTATCGCATTCATTTCGGGTTTTACAGACGCATTGAAAGACAGAAAAAAGCAGAGCAATGACTAAGGACTGGAACGGAAACGGCAAGAGCACCTTCATAACAATCGGTGCGAGCAACCACACGGACAAGGAGCGTGAGGAGCACGACTTCTACGCCACATCGCCCGAGGCTATAGACAAGCTCTTAAAGCGCTTCTCTTTGCCGAAGAAGATATGGGAGTGCGCTTGTGGTACTGGATGCTTGTCAGAGCGTCTTGTCGAGTACGGGCATGATGTTGTGAGTACCGACCTTATAGACCGAGGCTACGGTGGCGTGCAGGACTTCTTTAAAGCGGGCACGATGCCCGACGGCTGCGAGTGCATACTGACGAACCCACCCTACAAGTACGCACTGGAGTTCGTGCAACACTCGCTTGGCTTGCTTCCCGACGGAGGCTTGTGTGTGATGTTTCTCAAGACAACATTCCTGGAGGGTCAGAAACGCTACGAGAGGCTCTATAAGAACACGCCGCCTAAGTATGTACTGCAATTCTCAAAGAGAGTGCTGTGCGCAAAGAACGGCAAGTTCGCTGCAATGCGCAATGGGGGGGTAGTGCAGTCAGCTACGCATGGTTTGTATGGGAGAAAGGTTACAACGGAGAAACAACCGTAAAATGGATATGAGCAAAAACAGATACCGCAACAAGGCGCCCTACTCCACTCTACATCCCGACGCAAGGCATTGGACTCGCAAGGGGAACTCGTGGAAGCAGAAGGTTGGCTACGATACCGAGGATGAGGCATGGGAGTTTTTAAAGACACACCCGAAGCTCATTGAGCTGGGAATGACCGTCTACAAGTGTGATGTCTGCAATATGTACCACTGCGGACACAAGTATAACAATAAATAATTGAGAATGAAAAAGAAAGGATATTACGAATATACACCGCAGATTTACCCAAGGAAACTTTGGGTGATGTACAATACGTCTGAAGAAGAAATAGACAAATGCTTTACCAACATGCAAGGCGAGCCTCTTGTTCACAACGGCGAGCCTATGAGCGAAGGAAACTACGGAGGTATGGTTTATGACGAATGTATGAGTAAGGCAGGGAAATACTTCGGTAATCTCGTTGTCTTTCCAAAGAAGAAGGATATGACTATGAAAAATATCTGCCATGAGGCATATCATGTTCTATCGTCTATCAACGATGCGTGCGACTTGGAAAGGATGTATAACGGCAGAAATGAGCACCAGGCATACCTTATGGGTTGGATATGTAATTGTATCAACAACGCTCGTTTGGGAGTCGGTGATTTTATAGAAATTAAAGACAAGGAGGAATAGCTTATGTTTTTGGGATTTGAAAACTATCGCGAAATTGATGTGCTAAAAGGAAAAACACTCGTTAGTGTCGATAGAGGCCTTTATGACTCAAACGATGCTTTGTTTTTCAAAACAGCTGATGGAGAATTTTACATTATGACGCACTACCAAGAGTGTTGCGAGAATGTATATATAGATGATATTTGCGGTGATTTCGCTGATTTGCTGAATGAGGAAATACTGACAGCGGAAGAGTTAAACAACGACTATCCTGTAGATGAAGAATGTATTGAAGATACTTATACTTGGACATTTTATCATTTAGCAACGTTCCATGGGGATGTCACTATTCGATGGTTTGGAACAAGTAACGGCTATTACTCCGAGAGTGCGGAATTTTACAAAATTAGTGAGGAAGATTATAATGTTCATGCAAAGAACAAATAGCTTATGGATAAAAATGAGAAATTAAAACTTGGTGACATTTACCTTGCGCCCATAGAGTTTTTTCTAAATAATTCCGTCGCAAGGCTAAAGCAGCAAATAGAAAGTTATGCGGAAGTCAGAAAAGATGGCAGGGTTATGTGCGCGGTTGTTGAGGATGTAAATTCAGTTTTCCCCCACGAATCATTATATACAATCGCTGTGAAACAAAAACAATTTGCACCTCAAATTAGGGCTTGTGTCAGTAAAGATTATAACCTTGATTGTTTTGAATTACTTTCTAAAGAAGAAATGAAGGTTGCTGGTGTGCTTTGGTTTTGTTTTGGGGTTTAATATAGGAGGAATAGCTTATGAAACCGATTATAGTAATTGTGATTCCTTTGGGAATGTGCATTGATAGAGAAATCACAGAACCTTATGGTTATGATTTGTTCTATGGAGACAAAAATATCGAAGCTCAGTGGAAGAAACTTGAAGAACTTCGAGAAACGGGTGGCGTTATTATAGTTCAACCAAGCTACAATAGCGCAATTCGCGAATTGTTGGATCCTTGCATTGGTGATGATGGTTATATTAAGGATTGTGGATTGCATACGGTTCACACAAAAGAACATGGCAATTTCTATTTTCTCCTTTTTCATAACCCACAAAATAGTATTATGGCCGAAAGAGCTTTTCGTATGATGAATAACAAAAAATAAATAGCTTATGATTGCATATATTCCATCCGTTCCAATAGTACCACGGCGACCTCATCATGGCGGAGGAGAAAATATTGTTTTCCCATGTGTATTACTTGCAGTGGGTATTGCGTGTCTCGTGTATGCAATGATTGTATTGTACAAAAAAAATAAATAGCTTATGAATTATGAAGATACTCACATAGGAACTGTATTTGTTGCACCTGCGTCATATTTTATCGAAGAACTCGAAGAGCAAGAAAAGGAATTTTTCAAAAGCAGAGTCTTTCAATATGACAATATGGTTTGCGGAATTGTCGACAAATTCGACTTTAAACACAAGTGTATCTGGACGACATTCAAAGTTCCAGATAATAACTACGTCGATCCAGGAATAACCTTAGCAATAGACTTCGAGGCCTATTGGAACAAGTTTCACGTCGTTAAAGGCGGCAAAAGGTTCAGTTCTTATCAGTTTCTCTGCCTAATTAAAGAGCAGAATATTATAGATATAATTAAAAACAAAGCGTATGATTAAGAAAGGAGATGAAGATATGAGAAATTTTGGAAAGGAACTTCACCTGATGCAAGGGATGATTAAGGCGAAAGATGCAATAGACGGTGCAACACCATTGGAAATCATGGAAGCCCTCACCGCTTTCGCATGTGTGACCATTGGAGAAGTCGCTGAAAGAGTGGAATGGTCACGCGAAGATGTGCGTGACAAATTGTTCGCTGCTATAAACCATACATTGAACGCCGATATTTTCGAGTAACGTATTGGATATGGGAAAGACAGTAGAGGAATTAAGCAGCTCGCCCCCCCCACAAACATTGTGGGATGAGGCTGCCGGCAACAGGTACTTATTTGCACTCGGGCAAATCAAGAGAGGTGGCATCTTCTTTTTGAACGAAGAAATAACCAAAGTCAAGGATGGCTGGTTCTTGCATAAGTGCGGCGAGGATCTTGGCAATGCGGAGTGGTTTAGTCGCATTCCCATCCCAACTCCATTTCATCTAAGCGTACAAAGAGAATATACGAGGTTGCGCAGTACCTACGAAATATATGCCGACTGCACAGTTTCTGGAGACATCGAGGTTTTTATTAGTACACCTCTTATTTTGAAATATTTGGCTAAACTATAAACACATGACAGATAAATGTAAGAACAAGTGCAAGGACTGCGTGATGTTCGCAGACGAGGATGCAGACAGCGCACCCTATTGCCTCGCCAAAGACCTCTACACGTTCGTAATGGGCGAAGATGAGGCTTGCGAGGAGTTTGTAAAGTGGAACGGTAAGAAATAATAAACAAAAACAAAATGGAAAGAGAGAAGATAATAATAGAACTTTGTGGCGGCAAGATGCCTGAAAAGGCACACGATGCCGACGCGGCGTATGATGTGTTCACCAAGGAAGACGTAAAAGTGCTCGACTATGAGCGCTATGCAATACCGCTCGGCTTCAAAATACAACTACCCAAACACCTTGCAGCGGTTATACAACCAAGAAGCGGCATGTCCTCAATGGGAATGTATGCCCAACAACTGTACAAAGACGGATTTACTAAAGAGGTGCGAATTGATGCCGACGTGAAAATCGGCTTGATAGACAGCGGTTACACTGGCGAGGTTACGGCAATCGTAAAAACCTTTGGAATAGGCAGCTATCTGTCAAATAAGATTATTATCCCTGCCGGCACAAAGATAGCACAGATGCGCATTGTGGAGATACCGAATACGGAGCTTGTGAGCGGCGTTATCAAGAAAGAAGAAAACGACGACAAAGAAAATGGCGACAAGAAGCGTGGCGACAACGGTTTTAATTCATCGGGAGTAAAATAATATGGCAAACAAGACATACATCGGCATAGACCCTGGCTCAAAGGGTTTCATAGCAGTAATGTACCCTGACGGCACGCGCGAGTATTGCTCCTTGCAGGATTGTGACTATCACGATATTGCGCTGTTTCTGAAAAACATCAAGACGATGTGCGAGGAAAGTTGCGTGTGCTGTATGGAGGAGATACACGCCATCTTCGGTTCGTCGGCAAAGTCCACATTCTCGTTCGGAGAAACGTTCGGATTACTGCAAGGTCTGTTGATTGCGCTTGAGATACCCTATCATCTTGTACCTCCGAAGACTTGGCAGAAGGAGATTTGGATAAGTCACGATAAGGTTGTCAAGAGTTATTGCGGAAAGAAAAGCACTGACAACAAGGCGACATCCATCAACGCCGCAAGACGATTGTTTCCGACCGAAGATTTTAGACGTACAAGCAAGTGCAAGAACGTAGACGACAACAAGTGTGACGCAACGTTGATATGCGAATACGGGCGAAGGAAATGCCTTTAAAGAAGATAAAAACATTGTTTAACTAAATAAGTATAGATATGGATTTTGGAAAGAAATTATATTGCGGCAATTTTGTAGTTACAAAGAAGTCGCGCAGCCTAAGTAAGCAGGAGTTGAAGGAACTCCGCGACAAGGAAGGTATCCGTGAGGATGTCCGCAAGCATCTGACACGAGGCTCGCTTCCGTACATTTGTGTCGAAACGGTCGGCGGCGGATGGAAGGTGGAGTTTGGCATCGGCACGACGATGTTCGAGGCAATCGACGCGCTCGGCATGGTTCGTGACGAGAAGGGCGATTGGCGCACTCACGGAACGGAAGGCAAGAACGCAGAGGCTATCTTTACCGGCATGTTCGTTGATACTACCGTCGTCGGTGATGCGGAGTACCAGACGGCAAAGATGAAAGCCATGAGCGAGTATATAGAACGAAACACAAAGCATGACGATAAATAAATATGGCGGACAGAAAGACAGAGAAACTTTCGGCTAAGATGAAGTCGCAGGCGGTCGGCTTGGGTCTGTGCCAGCAATGGACTGACGAATGGGCCGACGGCACGTCGAAAGACGAGCTTGTCGAGAAGTTTGTCAGAGGCATTGACTTCTGCATAGAACACAACTTTCCATCATGCGAAGTGATACGGAAGGAGTTCGGAGATGTCATTCACGACCACGGCGTGTACGTGGACGAGAACGTGCTTGCGGATGACAAGCCGACGGTGATATTAAACGGAGAGTGCGTCGCAGGACTGACCTACTCTGGCAAGAGTTGTGGCGACATATATGTAAGACACAACAGCGAGGCAATTATATCGGTAGATGGTCTCGCAAGGGCGTTTATCAACCTTTATGACAATGCAGAAGTGGAAGTACGCTGCGACGAGGGGGCAAAGGCTTTCGTCTATCTGCACGGCGGCAGGGTCAGAAAGACGCGAGGTGATGTCACAATTAGAGAAAAACACAAGGAGAAGGAAGAATGAAAAGAAGTAGTGGTGAGGCGATAGATTCGCTGTACGGGCAGTTGAAGGCGTTGAGTGCAGACGCGAAGTACGGCTTCGGTATGTACAGAACCGACTGGGGCAAGGTAAACAGCGAGAATTGGAACAGGCTTCTGGTAGGCTTCTGCAAGAGTATCAGAGAGCTTGCCAAGGACTGCCCTGTAAAATATTTTGCAGGAGCGTTCTATACGTTCAACGGAAAGATATACGAGGTGGTGGAGCCGATTGTTGTGGAGCAGGCTTACCAGTTGCTTATGGAGGACTTGTTCATAGCACCCGTGCTCGGTCGTTCCACAATCAGAAAGGAGTCGTTCATCGACACAATCAAGAACTACAACGTGCTTGTTCCGCAGTTCGACGTTGTGGCGTTCGCCAACGGTGTCGTTGACTTCGGTCTTGCGCGTGTGGCTCCTACGGCGATGCCATTCTCTCCGCATTATCATGTGACTTACTATCATCCGTACAACTTCGATCCGAAAGCGAAGTGCAAGAAATGGGAGAGATTCCTGCTTGATGTGCTGCCCGACAAGGACTCGCGTGACATCTTGCAGATGTTCATGGGACTCGGCTTGGTGCAGCGCGGCGACGCATACAACCCGTATGAGGGAAAGATGTCCGACAAAATAGAGCTGTGCCTTATGCTTATCGGTAGCGGAGCAAACGGAAAGAGTGTGATATTCGAGGTTATGTGCGCCCTGTTCGGCAAAGACCGCATATCAAAAATGGATTATGCGGAGCTTACCGCTGACGGTGACGAGGGCATGAGAGGGCGCTACCCTATCCGTAACGCCATCTTCAACTGGTCTTCCGACTCCGACCCGAAGAAGTTCGGACGCAAGAATACTGGTATGTTCAAGAGGCTTGTGAGCGGAGAACCCGTACCGTACAGAAAGCTGGGCGAGAACGTACTGGAATCAAAGAGCCTTCCATACCTCATCTTCAATCTCAACGAGCTTCCGTTCCCCGAGGATGTCACGCTCGGCTTTATCAGACGCTTGCAGTATGTCAGCTTCGACGTTACAATCCCCAAGGAGAAGCAGAATCCGCGTCTTGCGGCGGAGATTATCAAGGAGGAGCTTTCAGGTGTGTTCAACTGGGTTCTTAAAGGCGAGCGTATGTTGAGAGAGCGCAAGTTTCAGTTCCCGTCTGCGGAAGGTTCGCGCAAGCAGCTTATCCTTTCATATCTCGGCACGCAGCCCGTGCTGGCATGGCTCAAGGCGTATGAGATACGCTGTGACAAGGGAACGAAGGGCGAGATACCAGTTTGGATAAACGCCAAGACGCTGTATGACAGCTTCAGACAGTTCTGTGAGGATAACAATCTTGAGGAAAAGGAGATACCGTCACAGCAGAAGTTTGGCAGAGTGATGTGGAACTCCTGCAAGTTCTACAAGAAGCGCACGCCAAGCGGAGTTATATACGAGACATACGGCATCACGGAAGCAGACCTTGCGGAGCACTTCCTCATATCCAACATGAAGAGCGCGGAAGAGACGCAGGAATACAGCTTTATCAAGGACGACCTGCCTGCAAAGAAAGAAGAGTAAACAGAGATAGTTATGGAAGAGTGTATCATTAAAATCATCGAAGATAAGTATGCTCTCGAAATGGGCCTGCGTATCATCATGGAGACGGCAGAAAGAAAGGCACTTCCAGAAGAGGTTTTTCTGCCGACCTTCAATGACAGTTTGATTGAAGAAACGTTCATGGCGACGCTTGAAAAGGTTGCCGGCAAGAAGTACAAGTAGAAACAGGAATAGCCTTGCAGTAATCTCTTTGCTGCAAGGCTATTCCTGTATTTATTTATCTTTCTTGTTTTTATAAAGAAGGCAATTTTTGCACGAAGTGGGATAGTTGATTGGTAAATAGTAGTGACAAGTATTGTTCTCCACATCTATCTCATCCTGCTTGATTTTGTTATAGTCCGCCTCAAGCGACACAATCTTCAGCCAGTCAGGAGAGCCTTTCTTGGCTTTCTTTTCAGCAGCTACCAGCTTGCGCAGAATGGATTCCTTTGAAGTTTCCTTTGCAAGTTCCTCCGCGGTTATCTCGTCGTTCCTTGGCGAGTTTGTGCCCTGTACATCCGCGATGCGCGCCTGAACTGAGTCGAGTGCTTCGAGCTTCTCAATCTCGCGAAGCAGTTCGGCTTTGGCCCAGTTTAGGCCCTGGCCTTGGAAGGCTACATTCCAAGCGTCGCCTTTACCCCACCCTGCCGCACGCAGGTCGGCATATATAAGATATGAAATATCCGCCATGTTGTACTGCTTTTTCAACTTGTACATATAGGCAGACAATGTGTATTCTGACATAATTACTCCTCCTCTTTTTTGTAAACAAATTTAACATAGCAAACGCACCTGTAGTGCAGTGGCGGGAACGGATCTCCGAAGTGGTGCAGATACGTCGTCTCATCATCGCAGTGCGCGCATGGATACGAACTTCCTCGAAAGATATAGTAGCCTATCGCCCCATGTTCCTTGCCGTACTGCTGTTCGGCTCTACCCCATGCGACGGCTACCATTTGTCGCGCGTTGCGGACGATGTTCTGGTACGCCGAATGAAATACACCCTTGCCGTATGAAGGCGTGGCGATGTTTATATCCTCCTTTCTTGCCTTCGTGATTACGGACGTGGTGTATGGGTCTTTATATCCAGTACGTATTGCGGACATGAGCTGCGAGTCGGTGTATTTCATCAATACGCCAGCCTTGCACATACGCACCATGTCCTCCGCAAAGTTTTTCAGATAACTGGTGGTTCGTTCCATTGATGTCTTGCCGAACACCTTTGACACAAGGAAGTCTTCCGTGCTCTCCGTGCCGATATTGAGTATGGTGCACGCAGTCTTGGCACAGACTGCAATGTCATTTTCTATTCCGTCAGCAACGCCTAACGCAATGCGCTGTGAGGCTGCAATAAACCCATTCTCGTTTGTCAGTGTCGCTCCCCTCCTGTATTTGGAAGCGAGCGACACTATCTCACGGGCAACCTTAAACAGTCGCTTCTGTACGCGCGACTCGCAGGCTATCTGCGCTTTCGTTCTGTTAAGTGCGTATTCTCGTGACTCCATGAATTACTTTCTTAGATTCTTATCCCAGTTGTTGCGGCCAGGGTAATTGCCGTTCTCGTCCCATGCCTTGTCAGACCTCTTCGGTCTGCCTTTTTTGCCACGACCTGTATTGATGTCGTCGCCAGGCTGCTGATTGTTAATTTTTGCAAGCGCTTCCTCCTGCTCGATGTTGTTCTCGACCTGCGCCTCCTGGCGTTGGATGTCGATGAGCAAGTCCTGCTGGTCTTCCTCTTTCTGCTCGCGCATGATACGAGTAAACTCGTCGTTCTTCGAGAACTTGGAATTGCGCTCAGAAGCAGTCTGCTTCGAGAGGAATTTGTTCTGAACCGCAGTGGCCAGGTTTGTGATAAGCTCAGTGTCGTTCTGATGGATATAGCTCTCAATCCACGCATTGACCGGCAGTGCAACCATTGAGGCCATACAGTTGTTCTCCGTTCCGATGCCAAACTTAGTTATACGCACCAACTGGTCGAGGAACGGCTGCAATCTCTGTGCGTCGTTCATGGCAGCTTCGAGGGCTGGAGAATACAGCAGCTTGATTGCAACGCCCGGCAGGTCTCCCGATTTGAGTTCGGGTGGCTTTACGGTAAACGAAAGCTCGTAGATGAGGTCATAAGACTTGTTGAGCTGTGTAGCGAAGGCGTTTGACGCGTCCGTGCCGTTGAGGAACTCCGCCCTGCCGTCCGTGTCGGTAATCATGATCGTCTTAGCAGCGCCGTTGGTATCGCCCTTTATCTCTATCTCATCCCCCTCGCCGGTAAGCGTGAGTATCGGGAAGGCGTACGCCTTGTTGTTCTCGCAGAGATACGAGAACGCCTCCTCATAATCCTCGATATTGCGCTGTACGGCAGACCAGCAAGGGCCGTCCTCGTTACGGGCGTATGCTACAGGTATGAACGGGAAACCGTGCCGCTTATCCTCAACACAGGCATATTCGGACACACCGAAGATAGACGCGACCTTTCTAAAGGCATTTCTCGCAGTGCCTCCCGACAGGTCTTTCTTGAAGCGGTAGAACTTTTCCTTGTCCCATGCTTCAACCCACTCGATGCGCTCCTCTCCTTCCTCGTCATAGTCCACATACTTGCGTGCAAACGCAATCAGTTCGCCGGTAAGTGGGTCGTATCTCGGAAACAGTGTATCGCCACGGTCGAACGAGAGTGTTCTCGTTCCGAATTTGCCGTCGCCGTCGAAATAGCCTACAATGGCACAGTCTGCAACCTTCATGTATGCGGATACCGCCTCGAAGAAGCGTATCTCCATATCGTGCATGAGCCATCCCTTCCTGTATTTCGTGAGCAGCTCTTGTAGTTTCTCTTCGCCACCTTCTTCGGTTCCCTCCGCAAGCTCGAACTGAATGTCATTACCAGTCACATGAAGAACGTGCTTGGTCCAAATCACCTGCTGGAAAGCAAACGCGGTGCGCTGAATTTTCTGCACGCACCAAAGTCCCGTTTCCGGGTTCTTCTTCCAGATGTCGGGATATTGCTGCGGGTCGCAAATCCTGTGTCCTGACGGATAGAACTCGCGCAAGAAGTCCTGCTGTGTTTTGATGTTGCGATACAGCACATCCGCAGGCATACAAGGGTCTTCGTTCTCGGAAAACTCACGGTCGATAATCCCGTGCTTCATATAACCCTTCGGGGTCACTTCGTAAAACGGCTTTCGGACGAGCAGCTCCCGCACGTCCTTTACATTGTTCAAAGCATCCATAGTCCTTTTATCTTTTTGTGTTTCTTTTTAGTTAAGCTGAAAATCATTATATATAGCCATGACTCGAAGAAGTCAGGCGAGTGTCCTACGTACCGTTTAGCCATCTTCTTAGGCAGCAGCTTGAAGCCCCTGTCGTCGCTGTTGTCGTCGCGGCGCAGCATCTTTCTCTCCTTCTGTAAAATCTGACGCAGCGGCACCTTGTCAAATCCGTCTCCCGAATACTTGCGCTCAAGCAGCGAAGACTCTATCGAGATTCGTTTTTCCTTTATCATCTTGTAGAACAGGAAGGCGCATTGTGATTTAAGGTCTTTGTACAGGAACTTGATGCCCTTTTCTTCCTGGTGTGTCATAGCGACAGGTGCTGCCTGGTTGTTGAACGGTACGGCATCGGCAAAGAAACCTTTGAAATACTGACCGATACCCTGCAAGTCGTAAGTGAAGTTGCACTCCTCCACTCCCCATTCACGCAGCTTCGCCTGCACCGCAGACACGAGCGTTTGAGAGTCGAGTCGCATTACTACAAGGTCTTTGCAGTGCCATCCCTCCCACAGCCACATCACAAAGTTGTCGCCGCCGGTGAAGGCAATGTCGGCGGATGCGCGCCGCACTCCATCTCCCACCTGTACGGCATTATCGAATATCTCTTCGAGGTCTGCCATCTTTATCATGTCGTCGCCTGCGGACTTCCAGTTCCAGTTGGCTTCGAGGTCGCGCATACGCTGTTCCTCGTCCTGCTGCGCAAGGTTGGCGAGATATGAAACGTCGGTAGAGATGAGCTTGATGTTTTCCGACAAGTCGGCACGGATAAATGTAACAGACTTAATAAACACCTCATACTTTGTGTACCCCAATGGCTCGTAGCTATCCTTAAACTTTTCCCACAGTCTATCAATGATGCCCTTGCATTGCTCATACACTTCTTCGCGTGTGTCTCCCCAGTAGATAGTGTCCGGCGTATCTCCGTCCATGTAGCAATACCGAATAACGCCATCTCGCTCGGGGTCGATGTATCCATCTTCGTCAACCCACCAATCTATGTATTTGCGCACCCATGATTCTGGGTCGGGGTTACATGTTATCCAGAAGCGATTACGGATTTGCGCGGCGTTACGATTTACCTTTAGGAGAAGTTTGAATTTTTTATAGGGTATCTGCGTACCCTCGTCAACACATATATACGCATACTGACGACCACGAAAACGCTCTTCAAAATCTTTTAATGCGCCCTCAAAGTAGGAAAACTTCAACCATCCACCATTGGCAAAGTTCCATGTCATGTCGTTCTGGGACTTGTTGTATGTGCCGAACTGCGAGAAGAGCTTATAGGAATCGGAAATTAGGGACTGAAGGTCGTCTTTCTCCTTTCGTAGTATCGTTGCATGGAACTCAGGGTTCTTGATGTCTTTCAACACCTCCATGAGAGAACTAAAACTCTTACTACCTCCTCGCGAGCCTCCGACTATCTTAATATCAGCATCAATGGCAAGCATACGCTCCTGTCCGCCACGTTGAGCGATAATCTTCAACCTGTCGGGATGCTTCTTGTCTTTATCTCTTAGTGATTGAATGTACTCTTGAGTGTAAATAGGCTCTCCGTTATCCAATTTCAACCCTGAAAAACAACTTTTCTGCATATATATACAAAATATTTATGCAAATATATCGAAAATATTTGGTTAATTGTATATTTATTCATATTTTTGCGAAATAAAAACGTATATTTATACATTAATGGTAGAAGAACTACCGAAAACCAACACAAAAACTTTTATATATGACAGTAGAAGAACTGCTTTCATTGGTGAACAAGGAGGTTGATACCACCAAGTTCAAAGCACTTAGCCAGAAAACCATTAACGAAGAACTTAATGACGTACTGGATGAAATTGGTGACGACGAGGCTGCGAACGCCAAGATAGTCACCAAGGTGGCAAACCGACTCAAGCGCATGGACGGCAATCTGCACAAGAATGTCTCTGACGAGATTAAGAAAAGCAGAGAGGAAGCCGAACGCAAGAAGAAGGAAGAGGAGGAGCGCAACGGCAAGAAGGAAGAGGAAGGCAAGCCTGACGACAAGTACGACAAGCTGCTCGCGAAGCTCGAAGCTCTTGAAAAGGCAAATGAGGAGCGCGACAAGAAGGCATCAAGAGCCGCTACAATCGAAGCGGTCAGAAAGGGCTTGAAGGACAAGTTTGACAAGGCAAAGCTCGAACTTAACGATTTCTTTCTTGACACTGCAATCTCCAAACTTGAAATTCCCGACCATGATGCCGATGTAATCGACCTGGTTTCAAAGGCAGAGGGTATTTACACTACCGACTTCAAGCGTGCTACAGGCAACACTGCTATACCGCACAAGGGCAGCGGCTCTTCTTCTGGCGGCGGCAAGACAATCCGTGACGACGAGTGGGATGACATCATCGAACCGAAAGGGAAGTAAACATTTTAATTTTTAAGGTAAAAAGTTATGGATAACAACAAGGATTACTACGGACAGATGATGGCGCAGGGTGCAGTCAATGCTACCGGCGCTGTAATCTTGCAGTCAGAAATGACTATCGGTGGTCAGCGTCATGTGTTTGTTGACCTGCCTGGTGCCGTTAAGGAAGCGTTCCGTCACCCTCCGATTGGCGGTGTCCTGAAAAACCCGTTCCCTGGCCCAGCCAAGATTTATGCCGGCGACCTCATCGAGCACAGCCTCGGTTTTGCGGACAACAGCGGCGGCACAATCAAGGTGCTCAAGAGTTATGAGGTGGCTAAGGCTACCACCGCTGCTACGGATACAGCCATCTACATCACACGCGACGGCTATCATCACATTCCGTTTGTGGGTGACAATCTCATGGTTGGCCCGAAGGACTTCAAGACAAAGGGTAAGGGTGTGCTCGTTACTGCGGTTGAAAATGACGTACAGGACGGCAAGGATGTTTGGAAGGTTACACTCGCAGAAACTCTCGGCTCCCTTACCGTCGGTACGGTTCTCGTGGAGGCGGAAAAGGCAGGCGCAACTGTTTCCGCTATGGTTACTAACCCGAACTGCTTTGCTCCATGCGACGTTGACATGCCGTTCCACGCATTGGCTGGCAGTGACAAGTTCTATGCTCCGCGCTACCTCAACGACTTCTGTATGCTCGGCACTGACGTGGTTATGTGGAAGTCGCGCATGAGTCCGATCCCGCCGGCTGTAGAGGCGATGAACAAGAGCCGCTACGCAGAGTGGTGGTACGCAGAGAACTAATCGGAAAAACACACAACACAAAAACGAAAAGATATGCCAAAGTTTGATTTTAATAATTCCCGAAAGGCGCGTTTTTTCAGCGACCCCGAGAATACAAGATACTTGCAGAAGTTTATCGACAAGAAGGACATCTTCCATGTAAACTACGGCTGGTATCTCACGCAGGGTACTATCGCGCCCGACCTCACGCCTACCAACCATAAGGGCGTGGCTACATTCTCAGTGGAGGCATCCGCTTTGCACGCTGCAACGCTCGCCAACCTCCGTGCTCCGCTCGCAGGTTCGTTCCAGAAGGACAAGGGTGCATTGGCAGTTTATTCTGCCACTATTCCCGACTTCATTACCGACGGCTTCAAGGAAACCGCAGAGGAGCGCAACTACCGCGAGAAGCAGTTTGAGGAGTTTGGTAACGACCGCGACCTCGTAAAGCAGTGGCGCAACGACACCCAGGAGTTGATGGACTCTCTCGACATGACCATGAACTACATGGTGGCAAAGCTGGCTACAACCGGCGAGCTTGACTATACAGGCATCGCCCGTGGTATCCAGATTCCGCTTCACAAGGTGCCGATTCCGAAGGAGAATTTCAGAAAGTGCGGCAAGCTCGAATGGGCTAACGTTGACTGCAACATCCTCGAACAGATGCGCAAGATTGAGAGCGAGTGGCGCAAGGAGTTCGGTCAGAACCGCCTTGCCCTCGTATGGCAGATGACCTACGACACCTTCTACAACACCTTCCTTGGTAACAAGCAGATTAAGGAGCTGTACATCAACTGGTGTAAGGCCCACTATGTTGCTTATGTTGAGGACTACGGCGTGAACACAGAGATGTTCCTCAAGGCGTTCGCCGACATCCAGGGTATCTCACGCATCGAGATTATCGACGAGGAGGAGCGCAACCTCAAGTTCGACGGCTCGGTTGTCAAGGTTAAGGGCTGGGATGACAACATCGTTGTTCTCCGTCCTGCCGGTAATGCTTTCGAGTACGAGCGCAAGCAGGTTGCTGACAAGCCGATGTTCGAGAAGTACGGAAACAATATCGTTCAGAAGGTGTTCGCGCAGACGAACAAGGGTCTCGGCCTGCTCTGTAACTCTACAATCGCCAACGGCGACTACATGGAGTGGCATACCGACCTCATGTTTGCCGCAGTACCGGCGATGCTCGACTTCCCGTACCGTTGGATTATCGACATCACCAAGAAGGGCGAAGGCGTAGCTGCCTAAACATAAAAGCTATCCGTCCTCCTGTGGCTGCAATCGGCTGCACTTGGACGGATAGCGTAAACAATCTCTGAATTTAACGACAGAATAGGCATTATGGATAAAGGCAATAAAATTCACACACTGGAGGACGCACTGTTCAGCAAGGTACGTTTCAGCATACCCGAGGACACGGTGCGTACAATCCTCATTGAAAGAGCGCTGGACGGAAACATGGCGTATGTAGACGCCAATCCCGCCGATGTTCGCCTTGCCTATGCAGACATTCTAAAATGGCTTGTTCTCGGCCCGAGCAAGATGAACAACACTTCCGACTCTGATAACGGATGGAGCCATACGGAAGGTGGTTTTGAAATATCCGAGCGTGACCGTGCGGAACTCAAGGCGGAAGCCAACGCAATCTATGCGAAGCTTGAGCCAAGTTCGATGTTAAAGAAAAAGTCGTCGTTCAGAATAACCTCTCATGGCGTGAATCGTGCCGACATTTCGGCGTTCGGATGCCCGCTTCCTCACATTATAAAATAAGGATGTATGAGAAAGGCAAATATCAGGAACCCGAGATACCCTCACACGATAAAAATCGTTAGGGTGCTTGTCGGCAAGGCGGACGAGAACGACCCGTTCGCGGATGACGACGCAAAGGTCGGCGAGGATACGGAGATTGTAATCTACGAAGGCGAGGGCCGCAGCTATACCGATACGACTACCGAGGGCGGCAAGAATGTTGACGAGAACAAGAGGAAGGCATCAATTCCTGTCAGATATGACGAATGGGATGCCGGTAGATGTCCTCTTGATGGCGACATGATTTACGCAACGGTCGGCAACAACACCGAGGTCGGAACGGTGAAGGACTGCGAGCCTGACAATAATAGAACAGTTGTTTATTGGGACTTTACAAGGGTTTAGTGTATGGCGGGTTTAGAAGGACAGTTTCTGAATATACAGAAAAAGATACGTCAGATTGCCGTACAGAAGATGCAACAAAAAATGGATTCGGCGGCAGAAAAAGCTATAAAAGCAGCTGACAAATTGCGTGATTATGACGATGTGACTGGAAATCTCTATCGCTCAACCGCTATTGGTACATACTACAAAGGTTCATTACAATCAATACATTACACGCCTGGCCCAGAGCCGACCCGTCTAACTCTTGCAGCGGGAGAGCGTTACAATCTCGATAGATACTACAGAAGTTCTTTCTCATACAAAGATTCGGGACGTAGGGCGTATCGGGGTCAGTATGGCGAAGGTGGAGAGAGTGGTCTGGCAGCCGCAGAAGATGCACTTTTGTATGCGGAACATAGCAAAAGCAATTCTCACATGACCTGGCAGATGAAGGTTGTAGCAGCTGTCGATTATGCGCAATTTGTAGAAACAAAGAGAGGTCACGATGTTATAACATCTTTAAGGGAATACATGGTGAGATACTTTCGTAAAATGTAACTATATGATAAGCATAAAGACACTATACTACGATGTTGGCAATGCCGTAAAAGGCATTTGCGACAAGGTTTATCCAAGAAACCGCCCGAAGTCTGTCTGCGACAGGCCCGACAGCTATATCGTTGTGTCTTTCCCGTCGAGCATCTACAACAATGAGATGAACGACGACGGCAGTTTCAACGACTATACAACTACCGCGCAGATAGAGATATATGTCCGTGACAAGACATCCGCCAGGAACCCCAATACGTTAAACGTATCTGCGGTATCCGAGAAGGTCAGTGCGGTAATGACAAAGTTTCCAATTTCAACAGACAACATCATCGTGACCAAGCCGCGTGTCACTCTGCAAACGGACGACGGCGACGGTTTCTCGGTAACGATAGTGCAAGGTTTGTTAAGAACCAAATAAACACAAAAATTAAGGTTTAACTAAAAAGTTTTGAATTATGGCAATGAAGAAAATCGAAGAGTTGAAGGACCTCTTTGTAGGCCCTAAGACACTTTTGTACGCTAAGGCAATCGCAGACCTCAGCAAGGCTACTCTCGACATTACAGCAGACCTCGAACTGCCTGTTGAGGTTGACTCACTGAAGGCGACAATGGAAGACCCGACCATCAACCACTACAAGGTTATCGGTCTTGCAGGCGACTGGGCGACAACCTCCGAGCTTGGCGACTTCAACGTTGAGTTTGTTGTTCCGTCAAAGGCAAAGGATCTGCTCGCTGCGATGTTCGGCAGCGATGCGGTGAGCGACCTTACAAAGGTCACTTTGAAGACCGGCGATACAGAACTCGACGCGACCACCGGCTTTACCGGCGTTGCTCTTGAGCCTAAGAAGTTCAAGATTCAGGGCACAATCGCAATCATTGACGATACCAAGGCAAACGTCATGGTCATCACCAACATCGCCCTCTACGCCACCTTGCAGTGGGACGACACTGGCACCAAGCCTGTTGCGTTCAAGTTCTCGGGTTCTATCGAGGGTGCTGGCAAGAAGAGCATCGCTTGGCTTACAAAGGCAGCAGCTTAAAGCAAAAAGCGGCGTAACGCAATCGAATATGAAGCGGAAAGCGGCGGACTTATCAAGGGTCGCGGTTTTCCGCTTTTGTTTTTACAGGACTTAACATCAAGAAAACAACATGGAAGAAAAGAAGATAGAACAACCCAATGACGAGTTGCAGAAAGCTCTTGACAGCGTATTGGAGGCGGAACCCGAAGCGGTTGTGTTCATGGGTAAAAAGCGCAAAATCGGTTGGCTTAAACGAGGTGCGATAAGAAAATTCTCGCACGTCACGACAAGAGAGGAAGACGAGTGGAAGCGTGGCGTAAAGTTGTGTGCCATCGTTCTTCTTAATAACTTTTGGAAGCTGCGCTTCTTCTACTGGGCTTACTGGCGTTGGTTGTACTATATCAAGGACTTGGATGCCATCGAAGTCTTGAGAGTCGTTGACGCAGCTAAAAAAAAAGTTCCGTCGGTAGTGTGCTCGCTGACTACCATATTAGCGATAGGGATGACGGATCTGGCGATGACGATGACGAAGAGAGAAGTGAAAGCTACCCGAGCAGGACAAGCTGGGGAGCAGCCTTCTCGTTAGCCGAAAAGTTCCCGTTCCTCTTTGCCACGCGCTACGGCATCAAGGCATACGACTACTGGTGGGGCTACACTTCGGCACAGATAGACCTTATGGTTGCAGACCAACCCATTATTGTGTATAAGAAAGACAAGAAGCGCAACTCGGACGGCAGTGTCAAGCACACCGCAAAGGAGATGGACGACCTTTGGGATAACTGGGTAAAGAAGAAGGAGAAGGAGGGCAGTCTTGTTGGCAAGAAGATTAGCCTCTCCGATTATTTAAACAACAAAATCTAAACGATAAATATTTCAGGATATGGCAAGCGGAAATTTAGGCGATTTGTGGTTCCAGCTCGGAATAAAGGATAATTCCCACAAGGCTCTGAATAGCATGTTGAAAGACGTTCAGAGACTTGAGGGCATGATTAATTCGTTAAATCTTAGCATTAATAAAGAGCAAGACCCAAAGAAGAAGAAGGAAATGAAAGAACAGTTGTCGAACGCCCTCAACTATCTCCATCTTCTTCAGAAGGTCAATATCGAACTCAACAAAATTAGCGGCATCAAGAATGTCAATGCTGGCATTAATACCGGCGAACTTGACCGTGCAAAGAAAGCTCTTATGGACTTCCGTAATGAGCTTATAAACTTGCAAACAGGAAAGACGGCGGGCGGTGTTGATAACGCATTTATGTCTGCCTATAACGCAAAGTTCAGAAACCTAATCACTGACGTAAGACAAATAGAAAAGGCTTTTGACAAGGAGAATACGCTGTCCGCATCAAAGAATAACGCTGCAAGACTAAACAGGGAGCTTGAAACGACAAAAAACAAACTTGCTGAAATTCAAAGCCTGCAATCAAGGGGTATACGTAATAGAATAGACACCACAGCGCTACTCTCTGGCGGAAATACGCTGCGCGGTGTCAAGCGAAGAATGGAAACCATGCTTGCTGACGATAATCTCTTGGCTAACGGTGCGAAAGTCAAGTCCCTACTGTCTGATATAGCCTTCGCATACACGAAAGCTACTGGCAAGGTTCAGGAATACAAGAGAACCGCAAGCGAGACAGCTTCCGTTGACTCGGCCTTTAGTAAGCAGAAATTGGCTGTTGAGCAGATAAACACTATTCTCGGCAATATCGACAAACTAAAGGGTAAGAGTCTTGAAATTGGCACGGATACTTCAAAACTTACGGCGGTACGCGGCGAGATAGAACGAATAAAGACTACTATTGAGAGCTTCTCGGGCAAGCAGTTGCTAAACAAAGGATTCGGCGATACTCTTAACGAGCTTCAACTTTGGAAAGAAAGGGTGAACAGGACTCTGAAAGACCAAAGCGGTGCCAATCAGAGCGCGAAAGCAACCGACCGTAACCTCGAAACAATGGAGGCGAGATACAGACGCTTGCAGGAGCTTATAAGCGAGGTGAACAGAAAGATACGCGAACTCAACGACTCTGCCAGACAAGGCTTTAAGGTCGGTGCTGACACATCAAGAGCGGAGAGTGCCATTTCGCGACTGACGGAAATGCGCGACAAGTTCAACAATGCCGACATTGGCAGCAAGAACGCGGTGGCGGAACTGGTTTCGGAGTACAAGATACTCAAAAACGAAATCGGCAACGCCAAGTCGGAGCAGGACAAGCTGAACAATGCCATTACGAGAGCTAACAAAAAGCAGGACAGGAAGAACGAAAGACAGGAAGCACGCGACAACAAGCAGAGATTGTCTGAAATAAAGGCGACGGAGGCTCGTTACGACTCGCTTGGCAATAAGGTAAGGGCGCTCAGACGTGAGTTTAGCCGCGGCATATCGTTGGGAGCCGACGTGAGCAAAGCGGAGGCTGAGATACATCGTCTTATACACCTTATGCGCTATTTAAAAATAATGCACGGTGCGCTTAAAGCTGGCAGTATGAGTGACGTTGGTCGTATAGGAAGTACCGGTGCAGGTCACGACACAACGCTGGCAGGACGAGTGCTGCAAGACCAGAAAGCAACGAACGCAGCGGCACAGGAGGCTATAAATAAAGGCATACGCAGGGGTATCGACTTGGAGCGTGAGCGCCAGCAGGAAATAGCGAAGTCGGCGGCAAAGGTGCGTAGCGACTTGGCGGCAGCTCTTGCGGGCGCAAATGCAGAGGCGAGCAAGATGCACGGCACGCTGAATGACATAAAGTCTCTATTTTTGCAGGGCGGTATTGTGTACGGTGCGCAGTCGCTTTTCAACGCTATTGTGCAGACGGGCGGCGAGATTGTACAGCAGCATATAGCTTTGCGCTCCATTTTGGGTGATGTCACAAAAGCGGATGAGCTTTTTGCGCAGACGCAGGAGCTTGCATTGCGTTCTCCGTTCAAGTTCGGCGAGTTGAATCGAGATGTCAAGCAGCTCGCAGCTTTCGGAGTGGAAGCCGATTCTTTGTATGACACAACCAAGCGACTTGCGGATATTGCATCAGGTCTTGGAGTCAGCTTCGAGCGATTGGGCTTGGCATACGGCCAGGTAAAGGCGCGTTCATGGCTTGATGGTAAGGAGTTGCGTCAGTTTGCATACGCAGGCTTGCCTCTGTTGCAGAAGATAACTGAATTGTACAACTCTGAGGGTAAGAACAACAAGACCAACTACAAGCAGAGCGATGTCAAGGAGATGATTTCCAAGCGTCAGGTCAGCTTCGAGGATGTTCAGAAGGTATTGTGGAAGATGACAGACGAGGGAGGTCAGTTCTACAATATGCAGCTGGTGCTGAGTGAAACGCTTCTGGGTCAGTGGAACAAGTTGAAGGACGCATGGGAAATCATGCTCAGTAGGTTCGCGGAAGGCAAGAACGTCATCGGCGGCACCTTTATGTTCGCGATAAAAGGCGCTACGGATTTGCTTCTGACGATAGACAAGTTAAGCCCTGCCCTATTGACATTTGCGAGCGTATTCCTGTCAAAGAAGCTGTTTGGTCTTGCTTCTTCGCGCTTGGGTATCGGTTCAATCGGCAGGAATTTGAACGACCAGGCCAAGATACAGCTCCGCAATTACGCCATAGAACAGCAGCAGCTCGTTCTCGAAAGAAAGATAACGCAGGAAATAGCGACGCAGAACGTTCAGAAAAGAGCCTATTGGCTCGCCGATGTGCAGACGCAACAGGCGGTAATGGGCAGACTTGCACTGGAGGGTAAGTTGTCTATATTGCAGATGCAAAAAGCCGTTAGGGAAGGTCTTATCACAAAAGAGTTAATTGACCAGCTTGTCATTATGGGTCAGATAACCGCAAGACAGGGAGAGATAATTCTAAAAGGCGGTACAATGGCTGCTGTAATGAATATGACCGGCTCGAAGCTGAAAGGCATGTTGAGCTTTGTGGGCGGCTGGGTCGGACTGACATTTATGACTGTCACGCAGGTTATATCGAGCATCTACAACGAGTTCAGCGCGATAAAGGAGAAGGCGGAGAGCTTGCAGGCTCCAGATTCTGACTGGATGAAGGACTACTATGATGCCCTGGGCGCAAAGAAGGGCACAACGGACACGGAGCTGAAAAAGCAAATTGACAGCATGAAGCAGTTGCTTATAAAGAGCGACGCCTACACGAAGACTATTGATGAACAGATTAAAAAGGCGAAAGACCTCAATGAGCAGTATGACATCCTTCGAAAGGGTGTCGAGAACGCGAAGAACGTAGCGTCGGGCGATGCTGGCATGATTGCAGACGCAATAGGTTCTACGGGTGGCTGGAAATCGGGAAATCCGTTCAACGACACCATTGAGGAGAACTTGAAGGACTTGCAGCACTCCACCGATGCGTACCAGCTGAAATTGTCGGCGTTTGACGAAGTGACAAAATCAAAGATGGATAGCGTTGCAAGCGCCATCCTTGGCGCCGCTGGAGCAGGCAAGACGCTTGAGGACAAGATACGCATACTGGCAGATGAGGGCGGACAGAAATGGGCGGTATTCCAGGCCAATATGGTGAAGTGGAATAAAAATATTGGCTTTTCTATAAAGGTTCTTGGCAACAAGGCGAATGATGTCACGTCGGACATCAACGAGATTGCCAATGATGACGTTCCGAAGATACTCAATACGATAAAGAAACACCTCGGTCTGTACGGCAATGACTTCAAAAATTGGTGTAACCGCAATCCTGAACGGTTCAGGAACATGCTTCTGCAAATAATGGATGAAGCAAAATGGCTGATACCGCAAATTAATAAAGAACTCGAAAAGATTACGAGTTTCAAGTTTGAGCCGAGCGGCAATAAAAACTCGGTGACTGGAAAAACCGTTATGCAGGAGCGTGTCTTTGAAAATCTGAGAGGCAATCAGAAGGCTTACGACCTCATATCAAGCTATATCGCAGAAGGATCATGGTACAAGACCAAGAACAACGCCCAGTCTGCTTTGCAAGACCTTTATAATGAAATGAAGTCACGTCAGAAAGGTGGAGCCTCAAAGGCGAGCATCGCGGAAGCCAAGAAGGACTACGAAACATTGCACAAGGCGGTTCTGCAAGGCTTCGGGTACAATTTTATCCCCGAGGACAAGAAATCCAATAAGGTTCCGAAGAACAAGGGCGACAAGGAGGATAAGGAGCTTGATGAGCTGAAAAGACAGCTTGAGGACTTCAAGGCCGCGAGACAGGCTTACCAGAAGTTGAGGAAAGAGGCCGGCATGAGCCGTGCGAAGGCAAAGAACGAGGTATTCGGTCTGTATAAGGACTTGGACTGGAAGAAGATTGACCTCGACAATTATTCCGGCAGCATCGCCCGACTGAAAGGCGGTTTCAACTTCGACAAGACGATTGACAGAAAGAAATTCAGAACGCAGCTCGACAAGGAGAACTTTGAGTGGCGCTTCTCCGAGGAGCTGAAACCCGAATGGGAACGAGTTGCTTCAAACTTCAAGGAGGCCCTGGAGAAAGGCGTGAAGCAGGCGAACTTGCAGAAGGAACTGTACGAGAAGACAGGCAGTCTGGACTTCGCCAAACTCGCCTTTCAGGACGGCGCGGTATGGGATGAGCAGACAAGAAAGATGGCGGAGGACTTCAAGAAGAACTTCGGTCACGATGTCAACCTCGGAATGACCGAAGCCGACGCGAAAGTTCTGTACAAGGACACACCTCTCGCTCTTGAGGCATGGCAGAAGATAACGACCTTGGTAAAGGATAACTATGTCAAGAGCTTGCAGCAGGCTGCGGACATCATCGCACAGACAGCGAGCACGCAGGAGAAGATAGCCGCCATCTACGCCAAGTACGAAACTCCGATTGCACAAGCAAAGGAGGCGGGCGATAACGGGCTTGCATATCGTTACACGCGCCAGCGTGACAAGGAAGTGAACTCCGCTAAAACGGAAGCCTTCAACAAGAGCAGCGACTATATCACGTTCTTTGGAGCGGTGTCGCAGCTCGGCATGGACAGGGCATCCGAAATCGCTTCGCAGATACGCGAAAACATCAATCAGGCACTTGCTGACGGAACTATTGACGCTCGCGAGTACGGCAAGCAGATACAGCAGCTTGACGAGCAGTTGAATAAACTCTCAAGCGGCAAGAAGAACTTCTTCAATGCAGGTTTGAGCGGCGTTGCAGAACAGCGCGTTCAGAACGCCAACGAGAAAATCACCGCGGGCGCAGCATTGAAGCAGGAGGGTGAAAGACTTGCGCAGGAGGCTACGACAAAACTGCTGGACGCGCTGAAAAACAGTGATTGGGACGGCGTTGCGAAAGCTACTGCGGAAGTGCAGGAAGGCAAGAAGAAGGCAAAAGAGGGAGAGAATAAGATTAAGGAAGGACAGGAGGAAGCGAAGGCTGCGAACAAGTTCAAGAAAGCCATGTCTGCGGTAAGCGTAGCGGCTGACAAAATAAACGCCAATATTCAAGGTGTTGTAGCTGCGTTCAACGACATTAAGGACACTGCAAGCGCACTCGGCGTAGATACGGAGAGTAACGCATGGCAGGACGCAACGGCGTTCTTTGACTCTCTCAACGGCATTTCCAATTCTATCTCTTCCATCGCGACAAGCGCTATGTCAGGCAATGTCGGCGGCGTCATTCAGGGCGTAGTCGGCATCTTTACCTCTCCGTTCAAGGCTTTCGCTGCGGCGCATGACGCAAAGCAGGAACGCCAGATAAAGCTCGCGGAGCGTAACATTACGGAACTTGAGCACTTGCGCAACGATGTAAAGACGACGATTGAAAACACCCTTGGCGGTGTCTATTCATACGAGATGGATAAGGACACGAAGGCGACACTCAAGAAAGTAACGGACAACTACGAGAAGGGTCAGAAACTCCAGAAGTCAGGCGTGCTTATCGGCTACAACGGCCCGTACACAAGTGACACCTACAACGCAGCCAAGAAGTCGCTTGCCGAACCCGACAACGCTTTCCTTGCGGAGCAAGCATCCCTCATGGCGCAGAAGGACGAAATGCAACGACAGCTCAACGCCGAGCAGGGCAAGAAGAAGAAGGACAAGGACAAGATTGCCGACTACAAGCAGGAAATCAAGGAGATGGAAACGACCATCAAACAGCTTGCAACCGACTTCCTCAAGGACATCTACGGCGTAGACATGAAGTCGTGGGCGAGCCAGCTGACCGACGCAGTTGTAAGCGCATGGGGAAAAGGTGAGGACGCCATTGATGCCTACAAGAAAAAGGCCAGGGATATGGTGAAAGACCTCACCAAGAATATTCTGTCACAGAAGATTATGGAAAAGGCTCTTGAAGGTCCGCTTGAAGCGCTCACAACGACCATCAAGCAGAAAGGCAGACTTGAACCCGAGGATGTCGTGAACGTTGCTGATGAACTCTACAAGCAGGCGGACGACGCGGCGTACAACATCACGGCGATACTGGAGAGCCTGAAAGACAAAGGTCTTGACCTTTCGGCAACCGGCGACAGCAGCCTTACCAACGGCATCAAGAATATCACGGAGGAAACTGCGGATATTCTCGCAAGTTACGTCAACGCCATCCGTCTTGACGTGAGTGTCAACCGCGCCCAGGTCAAGGACATCGGAGAACTCTTGAAGATGCGTCTTCCCGAAATGGGCCAGATACAGAAAGCACAGCTCGGGCAGCTCACGCAGATAGTCATGCTTGCGGAGGCTCGTAACGAGAAGCTCGATCGGATGATGGATTGGATGAACGCGGTGTCTACAAGCGGCAGAAAAAAGCTCTATATCAGCTAATAAAGTGGATATTTATTGTTAAAAATGCGGATAGTTATATATTAATTTGTATAATTATCCGCTTTTTATTATTTTTGGAGAAAATTAGGTATATTTATGCAACACTACAATGTCTTCATACAAAAAGAGCAGGCGGGAGCGATGGTAAAAGAGACCGTAGCTGACTTCGACGTGTGGTGCGCCTCCATACCGTTCGACATCGGCATGGAGGTCAAGGAACCTGTAGTAAAGGACTGGAAAGACGAGGATGGAGAAGACTCATATCTCGGCGACAGCCTTAAATTCTCGGCATACGATATGACCGTGAAATGGTGCTGCAAGGGCGATAAGTTCTCGGCTAACGCAGTAATAAGAAAGTTTCTGAACTACCTGAGCGGACGCGACGGTAGCGGCATGAAAATGAAGATGTACTGCGACTGGACTAAGGTAGGAAGAAGACACATCCGCCTCAAGAAGGTGTCAGACGATGCAAACCTGCACCGCGACGACGAGGGAGATGTGGTAACGTTCTCAACAGTGTTGAGAGTTGAAGACCCCGTAACGGAAGTGACATTAAGCAAATAGAGACATGGAATGGAAACTTTATCATAAGGACGGCACGCCACTGCGTGACACCAACGGCAAGGAAATTTCCGTTCATTCGCTGACATACGACGGCGAGTGGATGGGAGAGTGTTCCGTATCCGTATCAATAGAGAACGAAGCTCCCGTCGATTTCTCAATCGGCGATTATCTGATTTACAGAAACGAGCGCTTCGAGCTGAACTACGACCCTGGCAAGGCAAAGCAGGGCCGCAAGAACGCCCTCGGCGACTCGTTTAAGTATTCAGACATAAAGCTAAACTCACTGTCCGACGAGCTGGCAAGAGCGGAGTTTCTTGATGTTGTGCTGAACGACGAGGCGCAGCTGCACTACACCGCCCTACCCGACTTTGTTTTCTACATCGGCTCACTTGACGATTTGCTTGACAGATTGCAAGCTAACATGAACGAGCAGTTCGGAGACAAAGCATGGAAGTTCTATTCACGCAACTGGAAGAGAAGCCAGACACGAGGCTGCGAGGCTGCAAGATGGGAAGAGATATATGGTGGCGATACAACCAAAGAGGACACTGGCGTTGCAGACACCGAGATAGACTCAACTTCAATCAGTGTACAGAATCAGACCGTATGGGAAGGACTTGCGTTGGTAAACTCCCAGTTCGACGTAAACTTCATAACACGAAACAGAGAGGTATTCGTTGACACATCGGGCTTGCTTATGCAGAACACGTTCAAGTACGGCGCAGCATTTGGACTTGTCGAGATTAACCAGGACGCAGAAAGCGACCAGAAGATTGTCACGAGAATGAGGGCATACGGTTCGGAGAAAAACCTACCCAATAGATACTACGCAACATTGAATATGGAGGTGTGGGCCGACTTCGCGGATACGATACAGCTTCTCGATCATACCGCATGGTATGCAGCAGACATCAAACTTGGTGGCCTTAATGTTGAAAAAGCGTCGGCGTATTTCACCAACCATATCTCCGACGGGCAAGGCTCCTCGCGATACTCCGTAAGTCTGCATGACGGCGGCGTTGTCGTCAAGGCTACGGTAACGGTTCTTCGTGCGCCGTATTTCGAGGAGCATATCGAGGTACGCGTCGCAGGCGGCACAGACGAAGAGAACTCGGTAGCCGACGCAAGAAAATACTACGAGGCGGTAAAGTCAACAAAGATGGTTCATTTTGTCAGCGGAGTGAACAAGGAGGCTTTCCCCGACAACAGAAAAGACTACGCTACCGACCATCTGCCCAACAACATGGCGTGCTCACGCTTAATGCTGCCAGGATTTCCGCAGATGTCGTTGCAGGACTGGTGGAACAGCCACACTGACAAGCACGCATCGCTAAACCCGACCGGCGCGGAGCTGCGCTTCTCGACAAGAACCGACCGCCCGTGGGTGGAGTCAGCTATGGCTGACACTATCGGCGTGCGTCCTGGCAGTGTATTCTTCGATACGGAAGATATAAAAGAAAAGAAAGAAGAAATATTTCCGACAATCAAGGAGATGGAGGTGGACGGCGTGCGCATTGACGAAATCGCGGTTGGCACGAATGTAGAGGACAACGGCGTATTCAAGGATGTGCAGGATGTTCCTTCATGTAAGGTCGAGCTTAACGAAAAGGTAAACTTCGACATCAATGCCTTAAAGCAGAGCGACTTCTCCATCACCATGACGGACGGAATGTGTGCCGGCAGAAAGTTTAAGGTGTCGGGAAGTGTAAAAGAGAACGGTCGCTGGGTGCTCACGTTGCAGCGAGTGGAAGACATCGGTCTGCATTTTCCGTACAAGGACTTTCAGATTAGCAAGGGCGATCATTTCGTATTGTCGGGAATCGAGCTGCCTGTGCAGTACGTTGAAGCGGCTTCCGAAAAGCTGCTGCGCTACGCTATTGCATGGCTTATAGAGAACGACCACACCAGACACACCTACGCACCGAAGATTTATGACATCTTTATGGCCCGTCAGCATGACGAGGCTATGGGCGACACCTCGGGGGCAGTAAAGAGCATACATGACACAATCAAGGAGGGCGACATTATGCCGTTCAAGGATGAAGACCTCGGACTTGACGCGGAAATAATCATCGACAGGCTGACAATCAAAGAGGAAAACGGAAAGATACCTTCATATGAGATAAGTCTGCGTGAAGACAAGGAGGCTGGCACGCTGCAAAAGATGCAGGAACAGATAACCGCGCTCGGCAGAGGTAGCGGTGGCGGCACTACGCCTGCACAGGTTAAGGAATATATCGCGAGTGAAGGCTCGAAGTTGTTTCTCTCAAAGACAAAACCGGATGTCGCGCAGAAACTTATCCGCTTTTTGGAAGGTATTGCTTTTGGCGAGCAGTCTGACAGCAATGTCCTCGGCATCTCCTCTGACGGCATCGCCACCCTCAAAGAGGTTGTGTCGGCTGCGTTCCGTTCGGGTGCGCTCGGCTCGGGCTTCAAGCTCGGCAATTATTCCGACAGCGAGGATAGCTACTTAGAGGTAGACCATCTGCTTGTGCGCAAGGCTGCGGAGTTCGTAAAACTCGTAATTAGAGAGCTGCAAAGTGTGGGCGGCGAGATAGTCCTGTCGCCTGCGTCGATGAAGATTAGCAAGGTGGACTTCTTGAAAAAGGGAACGCTGCTGCCCGAATACGGCACTGCGCCATTGCGATATGACGTTTACCGCTGTTCGTTCTTAACTAAGCGAGGCGACGAGGAGATAACGAACCCGTTCGCTGTCAACGACCTTGTGCGCTGCCAAACGTTCAACATCAAGGAGGGAACGACGGCGAACGCAAAGAACAAATACTACTGGCGTAGGGTGACGGCGGTCGGCACGGACTACATCGACATTCTCGCCTTGTCGGGAGGTAACTACGGCGATTCGCAGCCCGAAGTAGGCGACGAGCTTGTTCAGATGGGTAATACAACAGACGCGGCACGTCAGTCTGTGCTATACCTCTCGGCTTACGGCTCTGATTCTCCGTCAATCAAGCTGTACAAGGGTGTGAACGACTATACGCTCGACGGCAAGGAGATATTCGTGGTGTCACGCGATGAGATTTATGCGCTTGCGTCAATGTTCAAACTCAAAGTGAAGGATGGCGACACAACAAAGGAAATGACGCTTGCGGAGCTTGTGCTTAACGTAGACGGACTGACTTCTACGGTAGCTGCAAACAAGCAGGAAGTGGACGGACAGATAGGCAAGATAAACACAACGCTATCGCAGAACGCCGAGAGCATATCTTTGCTTGCACAGAAGCAGACGGACACGGAGAACAAGATGACAAAGATTGAGCAGACGACCGACAAAATCTCTCTACAGGTTGAAACGACCACGAACCTAAAGAACAGCATCGTTGGTTCTGCGCTGCGTCCGTGGGATGATATTACAAAGATAGCGGCGTCTCTCTCGCAGAAGGTGGAGATAACGAGCGGTGGCGGCGTCGGCGGTTCAAACTACGCAACGTTCAGTGCGTCGGGCGCTACAGCGGACACATACACAGGTCTGTACTTTAAGGATGTGCGTGTGTCGGCTGGCAAGACGTACGTATTTAGCGTATGGGCGAAGCTCGTCAGTCTTTTGGATAACGGTGCCTATTACTCTATCAAGCGCTTTGACGGCGGTACGGAAGGTGCTGTTGTCAAGTCGGGCAATATCTATCTGAGTATAGGTGGCTGGAAGCTCTTTACTGCGACGTTTACCGTGCCCGACGGCTGCACGAAGCTGTTGCTTGAACTTGCCGTGCGCAGAAATGGTGCTATCGACGTGTGCCGCCCGATGATAATGGAGGGCACAGAGTATGGTGGCTGGAGTCTTTCGCCCTACGACAAGACGGAGGCTGGCAAACTGGAGTCGGGGTTGAAAAGAGCAGGCATTGACCTCGAAGACGATACCATCACGGCGACGGCTAACAAGTTCATGGTCAAGAACAACAGCGGCGAAGTGACGGCGAGCGTGAACGAGGACGGCTTGCTGGAGGTGGGCGCAGGTCTCTTCTCTGGACTGATACGCAAGAAGAAGACTATCATTACCCCCGACAAGTTGGAAGGCTACACAGAAGAAAACTCGATTAATGGATATATCCGACTAAACTTTGTAAAGACGGGTAGTTTTGTTGAGCTTTCGGGCGACATCGGCAAAAAGACAGGAGGTAACTACCCGACAATAATTCTGCCATTTCACAATCCGAACGCAAGCAATGCCAGCCTTGGTGTGACAAGCGAAGAAGCGGCGACGTGTCTCGGACAGACATTCATTGTAAGAAACAATACAAGTCCGGCGATAACAATCAATATCATTGGTTACACGTCGCTCGTCGGAGGCAGCGACGCAAATCATCCCTACTGGCTTGAAAGCGGATGGATGGCAGTCCTTACCTGCGAATTTGTATATGTCTCAAACGCCAATACGTATGCTATTGTATGGAATGGATATAACGTACCATTTTCAGCTCCAATAGCGCACAGCGACGAAGGAGAAGAAGCGGTTGCGGACGAAGGAGGAGAATCTACAGCCGACGACCCGACAGCAACAGAAGAAGAACAACCAAAAGAATAAGATATGAAGAAAATAGTTAGAGGTAACGACTTTACTCTGCGCATACCAGTATGCAAGATAGTGAACGGCGAGCAAGTGGCTTTTCCGCTGCCTGCTTGCACGGACATCGTTGTGAACATCGTGAACCAATATCGGCGTGTGGCTCTAAGCTACACTATCGACACAGCGGAGGATAACATCATCAATGCGCGTGTGGAAGGCGATGCTGTAACAGTGGGCACATACGCTCTCGAAATTCGCGGCAAGATTTTCGGCAATGACTGGCGCAGCAAGGAGTATGAGCAGTTCAGCATCGTAGACAACAACGCTTCGGGCGACACGGCGTTCAACGGCGAGCTTATCGAGGGCGAGGATTCGGTGGAGATGAACACGGCGCTTGTTATCCTGCCTCCTACGGCTGAACTAACGCAGCTCATCAACAACACGAACACGGCTCTCGAAACGGCTAAGCAGACGGACGCTACGCTCAAGGCTAACGAGAGTGAGCGCATGGAGGCGGAACAGCAGCGTGCGTCGGCAGAAGTCGCTCGCGTGTCAGCAGAAAACAAGCGCAGCGAGAGTGAGGGTGTTCGCCATGCAGCAGAGTCTGAACGCATGAGCAACGAGGACGCTCGAAAGACAGCCGAGGCGCAGCGTGCTAATGACGAGAGCGAGCGTATCGAAGCTGAAAAGACACGCGCGACGAACGAAACCGCCCGTGTAGCAGCTGAAAAGCAGAGAGCAACTACTTTTGCCGAGCTTACGGCGAACGTAGACACGGCTGTCAGCAAGGCGAACAGCGCAGCAAGTGCAGCAAACGCGGCAACTGACAAGGCGAACACGGAGGAGGACAAGCGTGCGGAAGCCGAAAGACAGCGTGCTGAAGCAGAAGCTGCACGCAAGCAGAACGAAAACATGCGACTGGAGGCTGAAACCGAGCGTGTACGCCAAGAAACAGCGAGAGAAACTGCGGAAGCAACTCGTCAGAACGCAGAGGTGGAGCGAGAAAAAGCTGATGCCGAGCGTGAGAAACGTGTGTCCGAAGCAATATCCAGCACGTCTTCTGCCGCAAAAACCGCCACTGACGCAGCAGCCGTGGCAACAGAAGCAGGTAACAACGCGGAAAGCAAAGCGACGGAAGCGGAGAGAGTGAACGCCGAGCTTAACGGCAACGTGCTGACCGTCACCAACCGACAGGGAACGGCGAAAAGCGTGAACCTGACCGATGCGGACGAGCATGTGACGGTGAACGTGACCACAACCTTAGCATCTGTCAGTGTTGAAGGTATCATTCTGAACGTCTATATCAACAACGGAGCAGATCCGCAGCAATATACAACCGACAGCAACGGGCAAGCCGTGTTTACGGTGACGAAAGGTTCTACCTACAAGGTTGTATTCCCTTATATCAATGGATGCGCGATACTGAACCCCGTGCAGCATGTCGCTGCCGTGGGCAATCGCATCATTGATGCTGTGTATGTTGAAGAGACGGTAAAGTTTGAGCATGTCACGGTGAGGATGCAGAAAGCCAACGAAGATGACGTTTTGCAGCCTTGGGAGGGAGCGCCAGTGCATGTAACGATAGGCGGCAAGAAGACTGACTATATCACGGACGCGCAGGGCGTGGCGAGTTTTGACGTGAAGATAGGCACGTCCTATACCGTTGCTGTAGACAAGGTGGACGGCATGTATGAGCAGTTTGACAACTACAGCAGAACACGCAAAGCCATAGCCGATTCTTATCGTTTCAACTATGCCTATCACTATTACGAGAGCGGTGTGTGGCTTGTAGACGACGAGGGCAAAAAATGGACGTGGAACGCATGGGAAGCGAGCGGAAAAGACAAGACTCATCTTGTTTTCGTGTGTATAAAGACTCTCGACACACAGCGCTACGGCGGCGACATCTATATCAGTATTGATCTGCTTGCCAATTTTGGGCAGATACTAAACAAGCAGTGGACAAGCCAAAACGTCCAGTTTAAAAATATACCACTGAACGGTATGGACAACAGCGACCCACAGTATTACAAGTTTTTCTATAACGGCCTTGTCGCGACAATAACAATTATTACCGAAGGCGACGAGCGGAGCATCGAAACACCGTTCTGCGACTACTGCTACTCAAAGACCGTTGACTGTGCCGGTGAGGCATGGCAGGGTTATGGGCCGACACTCGAACAATGGAAACTGGCATGGGCAAACATTGATTATGTTGTTGATGCCGTCAATCTCAAGTTCCCCGAGCTCGGTGTGAGCATCAATAATTATAAAGGAAACAAGTGGACCGCTACGCAGAACTTCGCGACGGGCGGCTACTACTTCGGTTTGGTGTCGGGCAACAACATTAAGAGCAATGCGTTGCTGGCGATCCCCTTCTTCGCTTGCCCCTCTCCCTCTTTATCTCTTTCTCTCTCAAGCGAGGAAGACGCAAGCGTTGACGCCGAGCGCATGGCGTGAGGCGTGTGTGCGAGTGGTTGTTATAAAGAATTATGAACAAATAAAAAATAAGAAGAAACAATGAGAAAAATAAATTTTGTAAAAACGTTTGTGTCGAAAGACCAGTACAAGGAAAAAGAAGAGAGAGAAGGAGTGTGTATCGTGCATCTTGACGGTGTGCTCAACGAGGAGTTGGGTGCATACGAGTGCGTCGAGTGCTCAATGCCTGTTGGCGAGTATTCTGAGACAGCAGTCAACGAGGCTTATGCTGCATGGAAGACAGCTCTGACAAACAGGGGGCTTGCCAGAGCGAAGCGTGAGGTATTGAAGAAGATAGAGGCTTACGACACATCGCCTGCTGTCAACGGCTTTTCGCTCAACGGCGCGGTGGTGTGGCTTGACAAGGCTACACGTGTCGGACTGATGAACTCTACGAGCATCACGAAGGCTATGGGGCAGCCGACAACGACTTTGTGGCTTGGCGAGAGCAAGATGGAGGTTCCCTGCGATACGGCGATACAGCTGCTTTCGGCGCTGGAGATGTATGCGCTGGAGTGCTTTAACGTGACAGCAGCACACAAGAAGGCAGTGAGCGAACTGACGAGCATCGAGGAGGTAGAGAAGTATGACATCACGGCAGGCTATCCTGCACAGCTAAAGATGGAGGTGTAACATGATGACATTAGCTATCATTATACTCATCGCTCTCGCACTGTATGTTTTCAGCTGCTGTGTTGCAAAACGAGTGCCAACCATGCTGTCTGAGGTCTACTATCTCGCAGATAAGGACTGGCTCTTCCCTGCGCTCATGGCGTCGCTCGGAGCGTCGTTCTTGCCGCTCATGCTTGAGGCAGGCGGCTTGGAGTGCATGGCGTTCCTCACCTGCGTGGGCATCATATTTGTGGGCGCAGCTCCTGCGTACCTCGACGAGAGTCAGCGCACAATACACAAGTGCGGAGCTATCACGTCGGCAATAGCAAGCGTGGCGTGGGCGTGCAGCATCAACGCCCTGCCTACAATATTATTCGCCGCACTCGCTGCTGTGTTCTGCATCTGGAAGCGCCGCTACTGGCTGTTCATCGTCGAGTGCAGCGCGATACTCAACATCGTAACAACATTATTTATCTAAATCTAAAACAGTATGGAAATCAAGGTAAAACGAATAGCAAGGAAGGAGGCGTACACCATCGGCAAGATGTACGTTGACGGCGCATACGTCTGCGACACGCTCGAAGACACAGACCGAGGGCTGACCTCAAAGATGTCGGTGGCGCAGATTAGTGGCATGAAGGTGCATGGAGCGACTGCCATACCTACGGGCAGATACCTCGTTGACATGAAGACTGTATCGCCACGCTTCGGTAGCAGACCGCAGTACCAGTTCTGCAAGGGCAGACTGCCACGACTCTGCAACGTACCGGGCTACCAGGGCGTGTTGGTTCACTGCGGCAACACCGCAAAGGACACGGAGGGCTGCATCCTCGTAGGCGAGAACAAGGCGGTCGGACAGGTTCTGAACTCAACGGCGACGTTCCGCAAGCTCTACCCTATCCTAAAGGCTGCTGAAGAGAGAGGTGAGGCTATCTACATAACCATTGAGTAAGGAGGCAGAGAAATGGCTGGAAATATCACTACAAGCACAGGCAAGGCATTTGTCGTAGGCACCATGAGCACGGAAGCACTCACCGCATTGTTCGATTTGCGGTGGATGCTCGTACTGATAGTGGTTCTGATACTCGCTGATTTCTGGTTTGGCGTGTCGGAGAGCCTTAAAAAGCACGAACACTTCCGCTTTTCGCGAGCTGGACGAAGGACATGCAATAAGGCAGTGGACTACGTCACGTATCTCATTCTTGGCTCGGTGCTCGGCTTAGCTATTTTCGAGCCTCTCGGCTGGGCGAACCACGTAACTACCGCAGCTATCGGCTTAGGCTTCGGCTGCATCTGGGAAGTGGACAGCATCGTGGGGCACGTGTGCGCACTGCATGGGATAAAAAACAAATTCTCCATCAAACGCTTCATTATCTCGCTTATCAAAAGCAAGAATACAGACATCGGCGAGGCGGTGGAAGAAGCAATGGATAACACGAAAAAATAAATGCGTATGGATATAAGAGAAATACTGATGCTATTGAACTGCATCTTATTAGGAGCAACTACGCTCTTTATCATCTATAAGGTAGACAGCCTCGAAGCGGTCGATGAAGACTACGACGAGAACAAGCGAAACAGACGAGGTGCTATCGGTTGGTTCGTGGCTTCCGTGTTTGTAGGCGTTCTCGCACTGCCCGTAATGGTATTGCGTGAGGTGTATCAATGGAAGCGGTACAAGCTGCCCAGCATTGAGTGGGATGACATTTGCCGCTACGGCTTCACTATTGTTATCGGCTCTATGCTGCACGTGCTCCTGCTTGTTATGACAAGCTGTGCGACTCCGAAGCCTGTTGTTCTTGAACGAGTGATTAACAAGACCGACACGCTGTATAAGACCAACTACAAAGCCGATACGTTTCGCGTACATGACTCCATCTATGTCGAGAGCTACATGATAGGTGATACAATATACAAGACAAAGAACGTGTACAAATGGCGTGACAGAGTGAGCGTGAAGACAGACACGATATACAAGTCTATCCTGCGAGCGAACTCAATCCCAGTGCCGGTGCCAGTTGAGCGTAAGGCGACATGGTGGGAGCGGACGCAGATGTTCGTAGGCAAGATAGCGGTCGGAGCGGTGGTGTTATTTGCTATATCACTACTGCTTTGGCTGATACACAGAAAGAGATAATATATAGATTGGTTAGTTGTTAGTTTTTAGTTTAAGGTGATTTGTTTTCAGGAGCCTTGCCTGTCCGTGATGGATAGGCAAGGAGTTAAAGTGAACTACCCATGAGCTAAAGACTTGCGTTTTTTTACAGTGTTTAAATAAATATAAATATAAATAACAGTGCATACAACTTGGGGAAAAAATGACTAACTTGCATCGAATAGAACTAACAGACATTTTACGTCAAACCAAAAATCACTATGAACGAGGATGATAAAAGGATGTTTCTTGCTCTTGTGAAGGGTAAGGACATATCGGAAATTATGTCTTTGCTGGCAGAGTCCGGCAATCAGTATTCACGCAGAATATTGCGGTTTTTCCGCTGGTTCAGCAAGTGGGTTCCAATACTCATAATGACGGCGCACATGTACGGCGTGTTCGACTTTAGCCGCAATCCAAAGGAGATGTTTGCCGTGCACAAAGCAAATTGGGCGTGCTACACATTTATATACATCATGGTCTATATACTGCCGATGGTTCTTATTCTTGCGTCGCGCTTCTTCTGGCTGTGTTGGAAGTATCGCATACCGTTCTTCTACTACTTCGGTGTCAACTCCATACATCTTGTATATTGGAACTGGTACACGACCAACGAGATGGTAATGGCACACTTTGCAATCATGGCGTTTACGCTGTTGTTGTATATTTACGGAGCTGTCGACTGGTTTTGCTGTAAATCAAAGCTCGGCAAAAGAATGTTCAGTTAAAAAGAAATGTTATGAGAAAGATTTTCGGATACAAGATGCTCGGCACGTTGTTGCAATCGCTTGCCAATTCGTGCTTTCAGGCGGACGAACAGCAGCGCAACGGCGAGAAAGTGACGGCTTGCGGTATGAGTGACGATGACATAGAAACACTCTGCCAGGACATACTCCCTAATATGCTCAACCCGATGATGAGCGCAGAGGAAGTGAAGGACAGGCTCTGTGTAAGCGATGCAACACTCAATAGAATGGTTAAGCGAGGAGAAATACCGAACGGCGAGTGTAAGAAGCGCGGACACACACGATACTGGAAGAAGTGGGATATTCTCCACTTTATAAAACAGAAGAGAAGCAAGTAAAGAGGCTTCTCTTTTTTGTTTTCAATTCTTTCCAATTCTTTAAACACTGGAAAGAATATTTTACAACGTGATAGTACCGACTATCACTTTATATATCTGATTATCAGCGTAATATAAAATCTTTGAGCGTGTTATGACATTATCCGTCGTAACTCGCTAACTTTGCGGTGTAACGTTACAATAGTGTTAGTTAATATTGGGGATTTCAAAAGATTGTATTATGGAAATGACAGATGCAAAAATAGTAGAGAAGAAAATCTACGAAGAGGGGAAGAAGCACGATGAGTATGCCAGCAAGGGCTTGGCAGGAACAGCCCTTGGTATTGGTATCGGCGGCTTGGCTTTAGCTTTGCTCAATGGAAATGGTCGTGGTGTCTTCGGTTCTCTCGGTGGCAGCAACATGCCTGAGAATGTAAACATCAACACTTACGGAGCTAACTCAAGCTCAAATCAGCCAACCGCCTTGCAGGTAATGGAGAAGGAATGCGCTGATGAGGTGAAGCTGCTTACCGACATGTTCGGTTTAAAGCTCGACACCGCTAACAAGTTCTACGCTATGCGTGAGACTGACATCGCAGAGAAGTTCTCTATGTACAAGGGTGCTACAGATGCTATCAACGCTGAGAACCGCCGTGCAATGCAGGCTGAGTTCGGTCTTTACAAGTCTCAGATTGATGCGGACTTCGGTCTGTACAAGAATCAGAGAGACCAGTACGATGCGTTGCAAGCAAAGTATTGTGACCTCGACAAGAAGGTTGCTATTATGGAAGCCCTCACTCCTTACAAGGAGAAGCTGATGATGGCTTACGTGAACGAGAAGTGCTGCCGCAAGATTGATGGTGTCCTCGGACTCCAGAGCACTCCTACTGTTACAGTTCTTCCATCCGCAAACTTTTGCGGATGTGCTGCTACATCCACTCCCACTACAGGAGCGTAACAGAGCTGTAAGGAAGTCGGTTAGACGGACTAAGAAAAAATGAGTTGGTGAGGGGCGTTTGCCCTCGTTGGTGGATGCCCTCTCACCTCTCTATAACATATCACCAACTTAAAGATATTGATTATGATGAATTTTGGAAACAGCCCATTATTGGATATGGGTACAGGCCAGCAGCAGCCGCAGATGATGGATGCCGAGCTACAGAAAATGTATGAGGCAATACAGCAGAAGCGAGCATCTATCAATATGCAAGCACAGCAGTCTTCCACCCCTTTATGGGATGAGATTGACAAGATTGAAGACAATCTTACAGGCGCACAACGTCATTACTTGATGCAGAATCAAGAGTACGTTGACAGCTTGCAATATGTGTCTAAGTTAGTGCAAGACGAGGAATTGCGGATCATACGTCCTCGTATTGAAAGCACTCAGCAAGGACAGGAAGCATTGAAGAAACATCTATCTTTGATGCAACGACTGAGAAAAGAAGTAGCGCAAGCAGAGGAACAAAAATCAGCTATGCTTAACGATTATATGACAAACCATAGTGATAAGACTTGGCAGGAATATCTCGCTATGGTTCAAGGAGCGAAGAAGGGAGGGAACAAGAAATGAACTTACAAAAACTGAAAGAACGTCTTGCGCCGTCAATAGAAACCTGGATAGACGCAAGAATTGACGACATGATAAAAGGCAATCCGTCGCTTGCCATACCTTCTGTGTATATGAAGCGAGCAGCGCACAATATCGTTTGTCGTAACAAGGAAAAATGGGAAGAGAAAATTGACAATCTATCCCTGTTTGTCGCTGATGAAAATGGGGTTGTTGATGCGGAATCTGTTTTCGATGACGCGATGCAAATACTGAAAGCGATGGAGAAAAAGCCTTTTGATATAGGGCTTCTTCATGGCACAATAGGCGATGGATGCATCTCTATTGATATGCCTGATGGTATTATCTCTGCCTTGTTGTTTGGCAGCAACAAGAGTATAACCATTACCACAGATGATATTGCCGAATTAAAGAATATATTAATCACGTAACATAAATTTAGCGGTATGAAAACAATACAGACAAATACGCTTGCCGAAAAGCTATTTTGGTTTTACAGAATCGGCATAAGAGCGATACCTATACTCCTTATGGTTTTACACTGGTCCGGCGTGTATTGGTTTCACCATAACGCAGCGTCAATGGGTTTAGATCTGAACGAGAACGCCGTTTTGATTGTGTCATTATATATACTGGCGTATATCGTGCTGCCCTCCGTTTTACTGCCGGCGAGTTTTCTTTTCAAATTCAGCTGGGTATGGCGAATACCGTTCCTGTATCTTGCAGGAGTTATTCTGATAAGGCTTGGGCACGGCACGCTGTGCATTTCAGAAACGACACGGATTGCGGACTACACGCTGATTATTCTTACGATGCTGCTGTACGGTCGGGCATTTACGTTGCAAGACAAATAACAAAAAACCGCGCATGGACAACAAGATTTCACTCCTGCTGCCCATGCGCGGTTGATATTAACCTATTCTCCGTAATCCTCTGGTTTATATTCGGGGTTCACCTGTAACGCATACTCTCCTGCGCGGTCGTAGATACCCTCGTTCGAGATTTTCGTTACGATATTCTTCGCCGCCTGAACGCTGTCCGCATCGTCGTTGATGTCAATGTCGGGCATCCCTGGTATTGCGTTTATGACGGACTGCATGGCGTTGTTCCAGTTGCGTTGCAGCTCCAGTGCGTTGCCTTCGTTGAACGCCTGGCGCAAGTCCATTCCTATCTTCTTCTGAATATTGTCAAACAGGTTTCTGAACAGGTTTACAGCAATATCTATCAGCACCATTGCCGTCTCCATACGGGCGATTATCTTACTTTTCGGCACCTTATTCTTCAAGAAGTAGTTGTCGATGCAGTAATATAGTGTCGTAACGAGCGGTTTCAGTTCCGCTTCCGACGCATCGGATAGGTCAAGCCAAAGCTGATAGCGGTCGGCGAGGACAAAGCGCATCTTCGCATCCCATGTGTTGTATGCAGCAAGAGCCTTGTTGATGCTTTGCTTTGTCTGCTGACGGTATAGCTTCTTGTCCTCTTTAATTGCGTTGTAAGCGTCTATCATCGCTGTTTGGGCAATATTGTACGCAGAACCCATTGTGATGTAATACAGCGAACAATAGCGGTCAATGCTCCTTAGTATTTTCTCTTTCTGCTTTACGCTTGGCGCGATAATATACGCCCTTCCCGGAGTGTGGCTTATTAACTGACTTGCACTCATACTTATATTGCGTTTAAGATTTGCAAATCGTGCGCTTCGCCTATCACGCCGACAACGGGTATTCCGCAAGCGTCCGCCACACAGCGTTCCGTTTCACAGCCTTTCGAGCATCGCCATCGGCTCGGAACAATAATGCCGTCGCAGCCGAGGAGCAGGCGTAAGTCCTCTTTCATGTGTTCCGTGTACGGCGCAGAGTCAGACAAAGGTTTGCCCATAGGATTGACTGCCTTGTAGCCGAGAATTGTCAGTTCTTTCTCGATCCGAGCGAAGAACTTGTGTCGCTCGTTGAGATTATAGCCAGTAATCGGTGATGATATGTAAATTTTCTTTTTGCTCATTTTGTTTATCAGATTAAAATATTTTCATTGTTATTTAATTTAATTTATAGCGTCTTAACCAATACTTTATATTCTTCATCCTCATCCTTGATTTGATAGCCATTAGCTATATACCAATCAAGCACCCATTTAGGGGTATCTGAAGGATGATATGTCAGAGCAATAGTTTTAGCACCCTTTAATTTGCTGTTATATTCAGCGGCTCTTAACATATAATTGCCGCCGCCTTTGCCGCGCCATTGTGGGTCTACCCATAATGCGTATAATACACAATCGGCGTTGCATATATTCTCTTTATCTTCCTGTTTAACAGGAAAACAGACTTGCACGCTTCCTCGATACACCTCGTTTGTGATAAGAATATGCAAGCCGCTCTCCCATGTTTGAAATTGTACCATATCATCAAGTTTGATTAACATCGCAACGCTTGAAGCAATACATAGCGCCCACGCGCTCGGTATCATGCGTGCTACGTTGCTCCCATGTGAAGAAAATTTTATTTACTTTTTTGTTCATAATTCGAGTTTTATTGAAATTATTTTCTACGCGCCACTCTTATGCTCACATGTCGAGTTGTCAATTCTATTTTACGATACCACCTGCGTACCTCGTATATAACAAACACACCGAACAGTGTTTTGATTAATGTACCTATCTTTTTAAACTTTACCTTAGTACAGTAAGCTGGCGTCAGAAACATGGTTTTGTAACGCTTCTTTGTTTTTCTAATCTTCATTTTTCTTCTTTTTATAGTCCAAACAGCCTTCTTCCATTGTCGGCATGATACGGAAGCCGCCGTTCTCGGCATCCTCAATTAGTTCTTCTGACGCATGAAACGAGTTGAACATTTTAGCGTTGTGATGCTTTAAGCATAAATTTATGCGGACCTCTTTTTCGTATTCGTATTCGTACCCTGTCAGCGGATTGACCCCTGTTCTTGTAATAGTCGTAGTTTGCTCCGTTTCTTTGTACCACTTGCACGAATAGCAAGCAGCGATATTGCAAGGCGATTTGTTACAATACTTTTCCTCATGTTTTACGCAACGTCTTTCCGTAAGAAACAGCTTTCCGCAGTACGAGCAGCGGTATGCGTCTACTCTAATCATGCTCCACCTCCTTCTTAATTGCTTCAAGCTGCTGTATGATGTTATCTATCGTCTTGCCGCTGTAATCAACGGCAATTTCCTTCAGCACGGCAATCTGTGCCGTCAGTCTGATATAGTCTGCTTGTTTCATTGTTCTTTGTATTTCATGGCAAAACCTCCTTATCGAATATGTTGCCTACAATATCAACATCTCCCTGAAAGTCGTTTACGACAACTCCATATAAAGAGTACGACACCCCGTATTCGGGCGAGATGTACACGACATCGAAGCAGTAGCCGCGCACGTCATCAACAACATAACCGATGGCTTCGCCGTTGTGCGCAAGAATATCGCCCCAGTATATCTCCTTGCCGTTCTTATCTTTCAGTCCCGTGTATTGCCCGACCGTGTCGGGGTCTACCTGCGCCATGTTGCAACCGTTGTCGTTGCTTATGTACACGCCGTCTACGAGATGGAGTAAGTCACCATACATCCATTCTTCATTATCGAGACGCTTGCCTTTGAATTTTATTTCTCTGTTCATAATTTATCTTCTGTTTTATCATCAGATTTGATTAACAATAGTATGCAGATTACATATTCCGCTGACAGTAACGCAAAAAAGTATTGTATACCGAAATAAGCATTAATTATTGCATTGACTGCCGAAACTACCGAAGCAAGCCCTACCGCAAGCATTGCCAATGTGAATTTATTATTTCTGCTCATTGCTGTCTCGTGTTACGTAATTTACTTTTCGTAATTCTCCGATTGCCGTATTTGCTGCTCTCTCTGAAACAATAAGCTGCTTGCCATCTATATCGAGAACGTTATTCCATTTCTGCCAAAAATGCCTCTTGTATTGGACTATATATCCAAACTTTAGAAAGGATTGCTCATTCTGCATTATACATGGCAATAGTGCAACTTTTCTTGCATACATACCTATTCCTCCTTTACTCCGAACGGCGCACCGTCGGCAAATGTTATTTCAGCAAAAGCTAAACCGTACGTTTCGAGCAAGTTTTTGAAACAACCAAAATTATCAACCATATTAATTACAATGCCTGTGGAGTACAATTCCATTATGTGTAGAAAATTACAATGTCCACAGGTTTTCTTTGTCCATCCGAACGGCTCATGTTTCAGCATCTCCTGCCAGCACTCGTCTGCATCCTTAAACGGGCGGTACTCGGGTTCGGGCTTGATGCGGTAGTCGTAAGTATCCCAATTCCAAATAGGCGATTCTATATCTGCCCAATCTTCTGTCTCGGAATCTACATACTGTATCTGTTTTCCTTCGATGTATGCTTGCATAACCTTGATACACTCTGCTATATCTTCTTTTGTCATATTAATCACTTGTTAAATTAGAGGATGATAATTAGTAATTTGTAATATGCTCTGCGTACATTATTTTTCGCATAAGGCGGTCTATTTCTTTATCTGATGCTATATGGTCTATTGGGTAGCGCATAAAGTTTCCCCAATCACTTTGCTTTCGCAATTCGCCATTGGAATCCAGATCAATCAAACACCCATATCCGTCACCATTTTTATAGCCATCATGGATAAATATACTTCCATCACTTGTTACAAGAAATTCTCCTCTTTTAAATTCACTCCTTTTTAACATATTTATCTTCTTTTTACTCTCCCCACTGTCACTGGGGAGAGCGTTATTATTCAGTTACCAACTCCCAGTCCTCTGCAAATACATCACTCGAAGACGGAACCCAAGAGTCGGCACGTCCGTCTGGGTGAATTATGAGCATCTGATTGGTGTAAGCGATGTGTGGTTCAGCACGTGCCATAATGATGTCTTTGGCAGACTGAGGAAGTGACTGCATGTTAGGGATAATGTCGGCTGAAATACGAGCAGGTACTTGCTTGACAACAAATAAACCTTTGCCATTCCAACCAGCTCTGCGGACAGCCATGCCTGCTTTAAGATAAAGTACTGCCGTGCCGAATGTAAAATTGGACAGCTTAGCTTTCATCTTATTTGCCTTTATAAATCTGTCTGCCAAGACAAAGTAATATTGCCCCATCACCCCCCTTTGCACAGTCAACAAAGCACGAGAAAGTGCGTCTAAAGCACTGAACTCATCCGAAGAAAGAAAGTTATCGCATTTATTCATGCGTTTTTCAAGGTCTTCGAGTTCAAGAACCATTCTGTTGACGAACGTTTCAGACGGCTTGTAAGCCTTATCGAATACATCTGCCGGACTCCAAGACTGATAGCCGTCCTCGTACTCAACGAGGTAGCCAGCCTTATCCGTTTCACACTCAGAGGGTCTTACACCCTCTTTCAAGAGCTTGCGCTCGTAGGCTTCACCCATTGTCATAGGCATAGCCTTCACTGTCTTTGTACCAGTGTACTGTTTCATTTGTTCGTTCTTAATTACTTATTCTTCTGCTTCATAAGATTCTCCCTTTCCTGCTGCATCTTTTTCAAGCGAATAGCCAACTTATTGTCGGTGCCATACTGCTTGAAGAGTAGATGCGACTTATACTTCTCTGCACAAACGAAAAGAAGGAGTACGAGAACGTTAAACACTACAACCAAGAGAATGGGCAGCATAACTAACCACCACGACCAACTGATTGCTCCGCAGAGTTTCATCACGATGAAGGCTACCTGAAGCGATGCCATCATAAAATCAATAATACCAAATTTCATATCTCGTTTATACTTTTAGTTCTGCGTTCAAGCCCAACGCCCAAAGGATATGTTGGAGTTCGTGAACGTATTGTATTTCTCGTAACTTTTTGCCGTCAAGATAAACGGCGAACTTGCTTTCTTTCTCCTCAACCTCGTACACAACATTAATGCCGAGGTCATAATGATAGAAGTCGTACCATTCCGAGGTGCCATCCTTTTGATGCTGCTCCTCCTTAAACCCGTTCTTTTCGAGGAGTTCAGGAGTGAGGGGTATGCCTTCAATTTTACAGCACCAAATCCACCATGGTCCGTCATCGTCATCATTGATAGCGCTTAGACAGGCGGTTCCTTTTTTGTCTTCAAAGACTGTTAGGGGATTTATATCGGTAACAACGCATTTCGTGCCTTTCGGAAACATGCAATCGTGGCTTGCTCTTACAAGGTCGCCTATTCTTAGGTCTTCTGGTTTAATCATATTCTGTAGTTTTTACATAGTTGTCTACATCTCGTCTATATCTTTCATGCCTACACCTCTATTTCTTGTTCAATCCGAAAAGCAAATAGGATATGCTGTAAATCGTGAACATTATAGATATAGCCTCCCATAATGTCGCCATTTATTAAAACAGACCACTTGGATTCTGATTCGTCTGAGCAAAGTTTGATTCTTGGAATACGTCTATTCGTAAAGTATATGCGACTCTTTTTCCACCCATTCTTTTCGAGAATTTCGCCAGTTAAACGGATAGAATCCACTTCACTGCGGTCTGCAAGGTACCAGTTACATTCGCCGAGATCAATTAAAAGTTTTTCCTCTCTCACTTCTATAATTTGCACGACTATTGGTGAGGCTACTCCTATATATCTCACCCAATCACCGGCTATATATCTCTGTTCCATATACTTGATATTTATTTATTCGGCAGCAAGTCCTCGATATAGCACCATTTGCTGATATTAAAGTCTCTTACAACCTCATTCCATGGTATAAAGTCGTACAAGGCTGTAGTAGTAACTTTTACATCCACAATTTCGCCTCCTTCTGTGGCTGTATATAAGATTTGCTCTCCTTCTTTGGGCGTTTCACTTGCCTCGTGCCAAAGAGTTTTCTTAAACCATTCAACACCTGCGGCGAAAGCATTTCTTGCGGCGAAGTTCGCAACTGCATCCAATGCAGGGTTGTGCGTCAACGTTGCTGCCTTTCGTATATCTTTTTCGTCAATCATAATAGTTTTGTTTTAAAGTTATCGTAAATTTCCAAGTCGTTCCACCATTCTTCTCTGCCGAGTTCAACGTGCCTGTTTTCGGGTGCCTTGTGCTTCGCAACTGCCTTTATCCACTCGTTTGGAACAAACGCATTGAACGATTGCAAGCCGCTGCTTTTCTTCGTCTTGCCGACTACCTTGCCCCCGATGTAAAGATAAAGCGGATGATATTCGCCTTCAAAGCGGTAGCAGAGAGCTTGGAGCTGCTTGTGCTCTATCTCACTGTAAAATGTTACCTTATAGCGGTTTCCTCTGTGCAAAGCAGCGAGCGCGTGCATGAAGTCCTCGTAACCAAAGTGCGTGTTCGTCTTGCCATTCAGCTCGTAGAAGTATTGCTTGAAGATGTCGCGTCGCATATAGAACCAGAAGTAGTCCATATCGTCGTCTGACATCTGCGGAATTGACTTATACACAATCTTCTGCCAAACGTGCTGTCGGAGGTGAGAACCACTTGCGAAGCCCTCAACTGCGAATAGAAAATCGTGTCTATCTAAAGAAAGATTTATCATACTTAGAATTTTTCTCTTATTTTCTGATATTGCTTGGCAAACGTCTTTTCCGTTACCCATGCGCTGTATCGTGTGCGGTAGTAACGCTTAGGCTTGCCTGAAACAAGCCCTGTTGCGTCACGAGGAGTATTCACGCTCATGTATATCTTTGGCACGATGTCCGTTGATACATACGATGTGATATATTTATCCGCAAAAGCGATATGCTCTGTCTCGCGGAACTTGACATCTGCAAGCGAGAAGTCTTTTGCCATGCTGTTATTCGAGAGATTTATTCGTGCCTAAAAGGTACTCGTTGCCTTCGTAAGGGATGCACAATTTGTAAAGACTACCTACGCAAATATACGGGAGGGATACATTATCTTCGTCGTAATTGGAAAAATAACCAGCCTTCCATACACCGTCTTCACTATCTCTTACTAACACCTTGTCGAACGGCTTGAGTGAACACTTAGGTTCAATAACCTTAACAGGCTCTACTTGCAACGTTTCAGGATTGTACTTGCCGCCGTAATGCTTCTCTGCTGCTGCAATGAACAATGTTTTTTGTTCATCATTTGCCTTTACGAAACATTTTGTGTCGCACACTTCCTCTTCGCCAAAGGTGTGGTCTTTGTAGTAGTTGATTGTGGTGTTGAACTCTGTGTAATCATCATTCGCCCAACCGTCGAAGACTACCGCTGTTTCTAAATCACCATCGACCAGTACGTCGCCTCGCTTGAAGAACTTGTCCCAGCAACGCATCTTGTCCGAAGGGAAAAGCAAACACTCCGAGTCTTGGTACCATTCAAAATAACGACCATTAGACGAAAAAGTCTTACGTAGTTCTTCGTCTTGACATCCGCATTTAACAAGAATAAAATCACCATCTTCGTCAGTGTATGTGCCTGCCAACTCGCATTTGCCGAACAGCGGCGAATACAGCTTTGTGCCTTTTGGCATATCGCGAAGTATCTCCGCAATGTTAATCTTGTTCTCCATTTTCTTGCTCCGTTTCTTTTGATTCGTATTTACGTTTGTAGGCTTCAATTATTGCCTACTGTAAGCCTATAAGTTTCAGCGCCTCTCAGTAGTCCGCCTTCAACTTGTTGTATATAGAATTTCTACCAGTGATGTACCACATACCACAAACGCAGGCAGAACAAAGGATAAATAATGCTATTCCCATGTTATTCGACTTTAAACTTGTTTATGTTGTAAATAGTTGTTACTATCGGATGAAGACTCATACTACCTAAGCTTGCGTCGCTGTTAGCATCATCCTTGAAGCTGTATGTGATTGTGCCACCGAAGCGCATCATCGTGACCTCAATCTCTCTGCCTTTGTAATTGCTGTTGAGTCTTGCAACGCCTTCTTTAAGACGGTCGAAAAACATTTCGGGGGTAAAGTCCTCACCGAAACCAAACTCGGCGTTTTTGAAGAACTTCAAGCTGTTTGCAAGAGCCTTCGTCTTCTTGTTATGAACGCTACATTTCGGGCGTTCGCAGTAAAATCTTTCTTCTGTCATATTATTGTATTATTAATTTCTTAGAATGTGCGCCTTCACCACCTTGTGAATCAGGTGTGGCTGCGCCTTGTTAAACTCCTCTACAAACCAACGTTCGTATTCGTCGTAAAAGCGTGGTCCGCGGAGTTTCCAAATCGGGGGGGCAAGATGTCTGCGGCAATCTTCGCCCCATTGTCTAATGTCAGTACGGCTTTCATAACTTCCCAGTTTTAAATCCTAACTCTTTTGCTATTGCAAGGAAGTCGGAGAGCTTGTCGGGTGACACGCTGGTCTGCTTGCCTTGCGAACAGACAACGCCATCTTCAACCTTGAAGTAGATATTGCCATCCATGTTGATGTAATAAATCTCGCTTTCCATATTACTTCACCTCCATATTGATTAAGTCGTCAAAATCTTCTTCCGACTTGCAGTCGTAGCAGTAAGTCAGCCTGCCGTCAGCATCCTTCGTGAGCATCATTATGCTATTGTCGCTGCGAAGCAAGTCCAAAAGCATATAGGCGCGTGAGGTCGCATCCACATCTTCATTATTCTTTAAGAATCGAACGCCCGTATAGAATATTGCAGTGCGGAGCGCATCCTGTTCGCTTACATCCTTATCATAGCAGACAAAGATGTAGTTACTTCCTGTTATGACAGACCACACATCGCGCAGTCTTCTAATGAATTTCTTGATTGTTTTCTTCGTATCTGTCGTTGTTTACGTTATATTCTATATATTCAGCAGGAACTATTTTAAAACGCGACACGTCATCGTAACAAATGTAGTCGTCGCTCTTGGTTCTGATTTTTATTATTCTTTGCTTGTTGTTAGGATGTATCTCTAAAATCTCGGCTACTGATATGATAATCGGTAGCCTGATTCCTCGCTGAAAAACTAAAAGAAAATAAGGTTTGTTGTCTTTGTTTGTCATCATTCAACCTCCTCAAATTTACCATCAATCAATTTGTAATAGGTGTCAGCTTTAATGCGTTCTCCGTCTACCTGTTCTGTTTTTACACAAACAGGCTTCCACGTGTCTTCTACTTTCTCCCATTCCGCAAGAGTTATCCAACTTCCAATAGCGGCTTTTGCCTTGGAGTCATAGCCTGCGCACATGACGACAGAATTTCGACCACTACTATCAATCTTAGCGGAGTCTCCCGATGAACCAATCTGAGCGTAGTTGCCCGATGAACCAATCTTAGCGGAGTCTCCCGATGAACCAATCTGAGCGTAGTTGCCCGATGAACCAATCTTAGCGGAGTCTCCCGATGAACCAATCTGAGCGTAGTAGCCCGATGAACCAATCTTAGCGGAGTCTCCCGATGAACCAATCTGAGCGTAGTTGCCCGATGAACCAATCTTAGCGGAGTAGCCCGATGAACCAATCTGAGCGTAGTTGCCCGATGAACCAATCTTAGCGGAGTAGCCCGATGAACCAATCTGAGCGTAGTAGCCCGATGAACCAATCTGAGCGGAGTAGCCCGATGAACCAATCTTAGCGGAGTCTCCCGATGAACCAATCTTAGCGGAGTTGCCGTCATTGCTACTGTTGTTTGCTTTAATCTTGGATGGCATAGTGATTTCTTTTAGCCATTCGACTCCCAAATTGATAATGTCGGCAAGTTTTAATTCTGCTTTGATTTTAATGCGCGAAGAACATATCTTTGTTGAATTATTCTCTTTGTCGATTTCGCCGGATTGTTCAACTTCAGCAAAACGAGAAGTTAGCATATCATAATAGTCGAACACTTCCATTGGCGACTCGCAAGCGTGAAAGCCACGACTGCAACATTTAATATTGCCGTCCATTTCGTATGTTTTGCCGACCTCGTACTGAAAATCTCGGCACTTAAAATCTTTGTCAAAGCCTTTGTAGGCGATAATTTTCTTTTCGTTTGTCATATTATTGTCTTTTTGTTACAATTTCCAGTGCTCCAAGCAAAGTCTTTTCACTAATTCCGTTGCCGGATGTAACGTTATCTTCCTTGATAGAATTGAGAGCTTCTTTGAGACATGTGGTATCAGAGGTGAGTTGTTTTATGAGGACACTAATTTTTTCGTCTACATTTCTCACATCGTCACGATTGGCGTTTACCGAGGTTAGTATCTTGACGCAACACTCCTCGATATAGTCCTTTAACGTTGCTTCGTGCTCCTTCTTTATCTCCTCGACAACAGCCGACGAACGAATAGGGTATATGGCAAAGTCGCACTTTATTCTGTCATTTGGTGTTTTTTCGTTTCGGATGTGCACATCGCGTAACACTCTGGAACAGCTACCTATCTTTACAAGATAAACTCCTTCGCCATGTGGGTAATAGTCAAGAAAATAGCGTTCGTTCCCAGTAAAGGTTTCGCTTTCTTCGATTACACCCAAAATCGGTATTCTTACTTCTTTTTCCATGAGTTTGTTTTCTTTTGTTTCGCCAGCATACGCTCGTACGCTCTACGTTCAGCTCGCGTCATGCCGTCCTTTTTGATTTCGTAGGCTTCTTTATCCATTGTTTCCATAGACTAAAGCTTATTATGTTCGTTGTATTTCGCAGAGTTTCCGTGAAGGAACCCTATTGTATAGCCTAACGAGCCTACCACAAAAGCGACGTAGGCTACGAGTAATATTATTCCGGTTGTTGTCATTTTGTTTTATTGCACCACAAGTCGATTTCGATATATGCTCCTGCCCATATCGCTTCCTCAACTGTTGCGTCAGGATGCTCGCTTAGCCATTTCTGTATTTCGTCTTTCAGTGCCATTTGTTGATGTTTTAGGAGTCCATTCTATACCGAGCCTCGCAAGCGTGCCGTCCTTATAGGCGTTGTATGCCATCTTCGCTTGCAGGCAGTTGGGGTTTCTGTCAGCAGCTTTGATGGCTGCGAGGAGGTTGTTACGTTGCTGTTCTGCGCGTGTGAACTCTATTTCCTCTCTGTGTCGTTGCGCTTCCAGACGTTCGCTTGCCAAATCGGATTCAGTAATCGTAACCGTCACAGCTTGCGGTTTCGGCTCATTTGGAGTAGCAATACCACTCTCTACAAGCCGTGAGAAGTTCTCGGGTTTCAGTAGCCAGTTGAAGTCAGCAACCCATTTTGACGGGTTCTTGCCATTGAGATAGGGGTCTGCGAGAGCCTTGTCAAGTACCTTCTGTAATGCCTTGTTGTCATTGTTATATTCCGCAAGCCGCTCCTCGATCAGCTTCTTGCGGTATGGTGTAATATTGAGCACCTTCGCCATTGAGGACTTCGTTTCGTCCACACGGCGGTTCCAATAGGCGACGAGCTTTTCGTAGTCTACCGTTGCGGTCTTTTCCTGCAATACAGGACTTGCCGCATCTTTGGGCGTGCTTGTCTTGTGTGCGCTTTTACTTTTATTACGCTTCGCCCAACGCTTGCGTGCGTTCTCTTTGTTGCGCTCGCAGCGTCTTTTGTATGAGTCGCGTTCCGCGTCCACGTCCGCCTTCAGAAAGGCGAACGCGACACGAACAGCTTGGTCGGCATCCTCGGACAACATCGTGCCGTCGGAAGCGTAAACGAATACGGCCCTCATAAGCTCGCCGAGTTGCATATCGGTCAGCTCCTTAAAGGCTTCCATATTTGACAAATCGAGGGAAATTCTGTCTTTCATAACAATGACTTTTATAAAAATGTCATAAATACACTAAAATTTTTGTTATTTACAAAATAATTTATACCTTTGAAGTAATATGAGGAAGATTAACAGGGCATACAAGTTTAGACTGTACCCAAGCAGGGAACAGGCCGAGTTGCTGGCAAAGCACTTCGGCTGTACCCGTTTCGTGTATAATCATTTCCTCAATCAGCGTAAAGAGCAGTATAGGCTCACTGGTAAGAGCGACAACTACTATGCTCAGGCAAGGTCGCTTACCGAGTTGAAGAAGCAAGAAGCTACCGCATGGCTCAAAGAAATCAATTCTCAGTCGTTGCAGTTCGCCCTCCGCTCCCTCGAAACAGCCTATACCAACTTCTTCCAGAAGAGGGCGAAGTTTCCAAGTTTCAAGTCCAAACACGCCAAGAACAGCTTTACCGTACCACAGAGCGTCTTTATAGCTGACGGCAGGCTCTTCATCCCCAAGTTTAAGGAGGGTATCAAATGCCGTGTTCATCGTGAGATAAAAGGCAAGGTCGGTAAGGCTACCATTTCGAAGACTCCGAGTGGCAAGTATTTCGTTTCCGTGTTCACGGAGGAGGAATACGTTACGCCTATCAAGAAGTCTGGCAAGGCCGTGGGCGTGGATATGGGCTTGAAGGACTTGCTTATTACCTCTGACGGAGAAACTTTCAAGAACAACCGATACATCAAGAGATATGAGCGCAAACTTGCAAAAGCACAGCTGCATCTGTCCCGAAAGAAGAAAGGCAGCAAAGGGTTTGAAAACCAAAGGCTCAAAGTTGCCAAACTTCACGAGAAGATAGCCAACAGCCGTGCCGACTACCTGCATAAGTGTTCCATATCCCTTGTACGGAGATACGACACCATCTGCATTGAGGATTTGAACGTCAAAGGAATGGAAAGAAACCATCGCCTTGCTAAATCTGTCACCGATGCAAGTTGGGGTGCTTTCGTTTCCATGCTTACCTACAAGGCGGAATGGAACGGCAAGAAAGTTGTGAAGATAGACCGTTTCTTCCCCTCCTCGCAGACTTGTAATGTCTGTGGGTATATCAACAAACAGACAAAAGACTTGTCTGTCCGTGAGTGGGAATGTCCTGTTTGTCATACTCATCATAATCGTGATGTAAATGCTGCTATCAATATCCTCCGTTTCGGTCTAAACCATACATCGGCAGGGGCTGTCGATTACACGGGTGGAGAGGAAGTAAGAGCCGACCTATTGGAAGGCCGTTCCTCTGCGAAGCCCGAAGCCCACAAGTCTTTAGCTTGTGGGTAGTTCACTTGGTTTGTAGGGCAGGGGAACTACCTTACCCTACTATGATAGCATTTAGGTTGGCTTGCGCCCACAGAACGTACTTGCGAACGTTAAAAGGGCAGTTGGTCAGTTCCTGCTGACGGTGCGGGCTGTGCTCCTGATGCAGGCTGCTGCGGAAACAGGGTGCCTGGTTGCGGTGCGGGAGATGGTTGTGCAGCCGGCTGCCCAGCCGAAGCATGGTTTACGACATTCCATGCTCTGATTTGATTATACCAACGTCCGTTGTATTCGTGAGCGTCGATGTCGATTGACACCGTGACCATATCGCCCACCTTGAGATTGTACTGCTCGACACGCTCTGCGCCGAACACGTCGAAGGCGATGTTCTTCGGTGTCTGCTCGTTGGTCTGCAACACATAGGTGTTGACCTGCCACGGCTTGCCGGTTGACTGCGACGTGCCACTTTTTGGTGGCAGAGCCGCTATGATTTTTCCTACTACGTCCATGATAATTTTTAGGATTTTGACTTGTTGATAACTTCTTCCACGAAAGCGTTTGCGAGCTTCACACGCTCTTCGAGTAGCGCGATGTCCTCGTCGTTGCGTGGAATGTTTACGATGTGTATGGGGTTCAGGAGCCACGGCGAATAGGAAACAAAGTCCGTTTCCGTCGCGCCGGTGCAAGCCATCTCCGCCATAGTCTGCCAATAGTATTCGGGCTTGACTTCTTTCAGTGATGCACCGTCGTGTATCTTATCCACATACATCATGTGTGTTGCGATGTTCGGGCACTTAATCTCCAGGCACTTCAAGTCCGCACCTCTTACGATGCCGTCGGGCGATGCTGCGAAGTGCGGTATGGTATCGTGCTTGCAGGATGCAACCTCGAACACCTCGACATCGTTGTTGAGCTTGATGTACGTCTCTCGGGCGTACTGTTCCTGCTCAATACCGAACTGCATAGCCTTGGAGGTGAAGTTTGTCTGATGGAGATAATCATCAAACACATCATCATCGTTGAGGAAGTCGGGGTTGAACATGCGCTCGGCGGCTACCTTGTACATATAGCTCTTTGCCGTTTCGGACCACACCTCGTCTTTCTTGCGACCCGACTTCATAAGATTGTGAACTTCGGAACCTGTGAAATTTCCGAAGCGGGAGCGGTACCAGGCGATACTTTTTTGTTCTACATTATCGGTAATCATGCCTTAGCCTCCTTCTTTGCAGCGTTGGCTACTGCGGTTTCGGCTGCTTTTGCTGCGATGTTCTCCTTCTTCTCGCTTTCGAGGTTGTCAATGTACTCGGGTGCAAATGCGTCGATGTCGAGGTCCTGGATGTCTGACGAGTTTACGTTTACCACAGCCTGATCGAAAGTGACGGCGTTCTGCATCTCGATTGACTTCGGAGCATACTTCAAGATGGACTTGAGGACAGTCTTTTGCGCCATAGCGTCGAAGTCGGACTTCCACGGAGATGTATATCCCGAGCGATATGCCTGCGAGAACTTGGTGGCGTGTGCCTTTACTCTATCCACGTCCCAGTACGCAACCTTTGTAAATCCGTTCAGAAGTTCGAACTTTGCCATGTAGCCGACGATTTTGTCGGACTTTCGCTGTTTCTTGTCGAATACATAATCCTCGTCGAACTCGTCGCCCGAAATGTATTCACCTTCGTGTACCGGCGCAGCAAGGATTTTCTTAAACTGTCCGCTACGCTGACAGAGCTGAAGTAAGCCGAGGTAGCCAACCTGGAACTGCGCCTTACTGCCGTAAGGAATGATATAACACTGACCCAATGTAGGGATAACCTGGAGCTGCATGGTTGCAGCCACCATTGCTGCGCCTATAATACTCATTGGTTCTGCCTTGCGAAGCTGAGGGTTTCCGTTAGCTACGCTGATAACCGAACTCATAAAGCTGTTTGCCATCTGCGGACTACTCCAAACCTCATTCAGCTTGCCTACGACCGCAGGTGAGTGCATCAACTCGCCAAGAGTGGCATTTTTCTGCTGCACCGTTACTTGTGTATTATCCATTGTATGCTGTTTTTATAATTATGTTACTTCTCGAACACATCGAGTATCTTTGTTTCTACGAGGCGGTTGATTTCGTATTCTATTGCCGTATTGAAGAACGCGTCTACGACATATCTGCGTGCCGTTTCGATGTTTTTCGCCTGAACGAGGAAGTTTACGTTGGTCTTCTTTTCCTTGCCGGTACGCTCGTCAAGCGTAATCATTGCGACGGTTGCACGGAAGAATTTGTCGTCACCTTCGTCTTCGGAGAAGAACACCTCGGCATACGGAGCGATTGCGATTTTCTTCACGTCGAACTCGCCCGAGCAATACGGTTCCATCTCCTCTGTAATTCTCTGCTCCGCTTCTGCAAAGCTCAATGCGTCCACGGCGTATGCTTCCGTAGCGATATTGTTTTCGTCACCCTTTGAACGCTCGTAGCGTACCGTGGTTTCGTACCACGCTGCTGTTTTTGTTCTCATTGCCTTATGTTTTTTAGAAAATTAGTTACTGATACTTGAAGAAGATAAACCCGAACGCATTTTCATGTATTCGGTTAATACCGAGGTTTCTGTCGATGGCAAGGCAGTATTTCACCAGGTCACACGCTTTCGTGTGCGGCATCTTGATGAACGTCTTGTGCTTCTCTCGGAGTTCCTTAATCTTCTGTATGTGCAGCTCTGCTCGTGTACGAGACTCTGCACTTGCGCCCGACTCTCGTTCTCGGATGCGCTCATATACCTCGCTTATGTTCATTCCTTATGTTTTTTATTCATGCCGCCATTCCCACTGACAGTAGCAATAGTTCGACTTCGGGTCTCGCTTCGGGTCTTTGCACATCTCGGGCCAATTGCCCCACATGCAGTCGTGACATCCTTTTGTTCTACCCATGAGCTACATCTCCTTTTTCGTGTTATTGTCGTCACAGTCAACGAGGTACTCAACCGCAGCCTGGGTGACTGCTGCGAATACGACGAGCAAAAGAACTATGATGACCGATGAAAATACAATTCCCAT